GGCCGATGGCGCGGCCTTCTTCGCTCAGGGTTTTCAGCTGCTTCTCGACGGCGCTCTGGTTCGCGCCGACGGTGGATCGCAGCGCGGTCAAATCCTGCGCGCCGGCTTTGCCCTTCAGGTCGGTTTCCACGGTGGACAGACGCGACAGGGCGGCGTTGACGTCGGTCTGGTTGGCCTTGTCCTTGCCCAACTTGTCTATGCCGGCCTGCAACTGCTGCACGCTGCTGGCGGAGGCCTTGCCATCCAGCCCGACCAGCGCCTGATCGGCCTTGGTGTTGGCGGCGGCGAGGCTCTGGCCGACGTCGCCGGCGGGCGCGAGGCGGGCGGTCAGCTTGCCGATTTCCTGGGCGTTGGCGGCGTCGGCGGTGGTGAGGGTGGTGATCTGCCTGTCCACCGCGGCCTTGTTGGCGGCGACGGTGGCGCTTACGCCTTCGACGCTCAGACCGATGGCCTTGTCCGCGTCGGCCAGCACGGCAAGTTGCTGCTCGTTCTTGGCCTGATTGTTGGCCATCGTGGCGTTGAGGCCATCCACCACGTTCTTGACCTGCGCGCCGGATATCTGGCCAGTCAGCTTGAAGGCGTCCAGCGCCTTGATCTGGTTGCTTTCCAGCTGGCCCATCACCTGGCTGGCGTCCACGGACTTGATCTGTACCGAGTTGATCAGCCCGATCAGCTTGGTGGCGTCCAGCGCCTTGATCTGGGCGCTCTCCAGCAGCCCGATCAGCTTGCCGGCCTGTAGCCCTGCCAGCTGCCAGTCCTGCAGCGTGCCGGCTACCTTGGCCGCATCCAGCGCTTTGATCATTTCGCTGGTGATCTGGCCGGGGTTGTTGCGCATCTGCTCCAGGATCGGGTCGATGGTCCCGGTGCTGGCCTTCAGGCCGGCCTGGGACTGGAAACTGCCGGTCACGCCGGCGCGGTAATAGCGCAGCCAGTAATAGCGGGTGGCGTTGGACCCCAGCGCATGGGTGGTGATGGCCGCCGCGGTGCGCTCCAACAGCACCGCTTGGCTCAAGTCGTCGGCCGCCGCCACCCAGATTTCAGCTTGGCAGCCGCTGGGCGGCATGTCCCAAGACAGGATGATGCTGGTCAGCGCTCCCTCGGCGCGCAGCCCCTTTGGCGTCGGCGGCGGGGTCGCGCCGGGCAGCACCGATGAATCTATGCCCGCCTGCTCCAGCGCCTCCTGGGTGATGGACCTGGCTGGCAGCGCGGATAGATCTGGCAGCGTCATCAAAACTTCGCGCATCTTGCGCAGCAGCGGCGCAAGCGTCGGGTCGGCGGAAATCGGCACCGGCGGCAGCGCCGGGCCGCCCTGGCCGATGGCGGCTATCGAGCTGGCCAAAGGCGTGGGCGTCGCGGCCGGCGCGCCGGCGGCCACGCTTCCGGTCTGAGATAGCAGTTTGTCCAGAATGTGGTTCATAGATCGGCCAGCTCCCTGAAGTCGTCGGCGATGCCCACCGCCAGCACCCGGCTGCGCGCCTCTACTTCCAGCCGCAACTTGCTGGCCAGCCTCGAAGGCTCGCCCACCCGGAAGCCGGCGCGGCTGGTCGCCGTGGCCGTGCGCAACAGGACATCGCCGTCGTACAGCCTGAGCGTCACCGGATAGCTGTCTGCCAGCACCTTGGCCACCATCGGCGCGCGCGTCCGCTCGGGTATCGGCTTGCTGCGCCAGCGCGCCGCCAGCGCCGGGCCGGCGTTGAAGCGCTGGATCTTGCCGTCCGCGCCCGCCACATACACCGCATCGCGCAGGTCATCCACGAACGCCGCCGGAAAATACTGATCCAGCGGCACGAAGTCGCCGTTGATCAGATCGAAGACAAAGCCGCCGCGCTCGCCGTTCTTGTCGTAGAAACCCAGATACTGGTTCTCGAACAGCACGCCGCGCAGCGTGTCCGGGTGGTAGGCCGCCCACTGTTCGGCGGTGAGCATGCTTTCGGTCAGCACCCGCGAACCGCCGTTGCCCAGGTAACACAGTCCATCGGGCGAGGCGTAAACCGCCCCTGCGCCGTTGTGGACGATGGATGCCGCCGACACGCAAGCCTGCGCGAAGTCGGTCGGGTTCATCGCCATGCTGTCCGGCTCCGTGCCGCTGATCAGGTAGGGCGACGATTGCGTCAGCACCGCCAAACCGCCCTCGATCGGCGCCAGCCCCACCGGCTTGACGTTCACCGTCAGGCGGTACTGTTCCGGCCAGGCGTAGGGCAGCCACGGCTCGGAAAAACACACCTCCTTGCCCGACAGCCCGGCCAGCACGCCGCCGGGCAGCGCCACCAGCCCGCGCAGATCGTTGGGCGGCGGCGCGTGCCGCGCAGACGGCAGCGGCTCGGCCAGCCGGTTGCCCGGCTTGCTGTCCACATAGCTCTTGGCGCTGATCGGCAACTCCTCCACCAGCAGCATTACCCGCGTCCCGCTGGGAGTCGTCGCGGAACGGTACAGCCGGCGCGCTTGCAGCGGTCGGCCGGCGGCCGGCACGTCCGGCAGCGTCACCGTCACCGGTTGGCCCTGCTTCACTTCCACCACATTGGACGGCGCGGACGGCGCGCCCTCCTCGCCCCAGGGCGTCACCGCCGTGACTACGTAAAAGCGGGTCTCGATGTCGGCCGTGCCGCCTATGCCCGGCACGGCCTGCGGCGCGGGCGGCGTCGGCACCGCCAACGGGTAGCTGGCGACAGGCAGCAGGGTGGTGGCCGCGCCGCCGTTGCCGGTGGCCAGCGCGAAGTCGGTCACGCGCGGGACGTCCAGCCCGGTGAAGTAGGTGCGTTCGCTGCTGTCGGCCACCGGCCCCGGCACCACGTTCACGTCGCTGGGGAAGGTGAACCAGTATTTGTCCTCGTCCGGCAGCTCGCGGCCGAAACGGTAGATGGTCCTCACCCCGGCCCGGCCGGTGGCCAGCACGTCGGCGGCCTGGCGGAACGGCACCAGCGCCCCGCCCTTGGCCGCGAAGTTGCTGGCCGCGGTGGCCTTGCCCTCGGCCAGCAGCAGGTCGGAAACCAGCGGCGCGATGCCCTTGAACTGCGTGAAGAACTGACGCATGCCATCGCTCCGTTATCGCGCCCCGGCCGCCGTGGTCGCCGGCGTAGGCGCAAAAGCCTGATCGGTTTGCGTCTTCACTCCCATCGTGTCCTTGAAGGTCTGGTAGTAAGCCGCTGCCGCGTTGGCATTGGCTGCCTCGCCGGCCTTGGAAAACGCGCGATAGACCATGTAATCGATCAGCGCGTTGGCGTAGGTGTCGGGAATTGCGATGGAGTCGCTTTCTTTCAGGCAGGGTGTCGGGGCGGTGGAATAAACCAACTCGATACCAGTACCGGATTCCGGCCTCGGGAAGACATAGAAGTAACGTGGATAGCGCGGATCAAACACATAATGCAGGGTGTTCTTTGTCGGTACTTCCTTGTGCCAGTCTCGGTTATTGGCGTCCAGCGTGGCGCGGCTGACTTGCGTCACCGCCTGGTACATGGCATTACGCACGACGTCGATCAACGCCAATCCGCCGGCCGGCAATTCCTGGCGGCCATCTCCAGAGAGTTCCACCCATTCATTGCGGCAGCAGGCGTCAGGGCGAATCACCACAATGGCCCGCTGGCCCGCGTTCAGCCAAACCAGCAGCTCCTTGCGCGTCCAGGTGATATTGGTGGGGTCGGACAGCAGGATGCTGGCCTCGTCAATCACATCCTTGGCGATCATGATGATCCTTTCACAGGAATTGGGCCTTGCTGCGAACCCGGCCGCCGCCCGCGGTCAGGTCGCTCTGGGTTCTCAGCGACTCGATAGCGCTTTCGAACTGCGCCTTGTGCCAGGCGGCTTGCTGCGGGTTGGCCCACGGCTGGCCGGGTTCGTTGAACAGGTAGTAGCGCGCGCCGTGCTGGATGGCTTCGCAAACTTGGGGTTGCAGTAGAGAGGGGGGGGCTTCGCCGGTATAGCTGGGCATGAAGTAGGACAAGACAAATAGCTCGGTATCAATCGCTGGCTTCGGCGAGAGGTATATCTTCATCATGTCGCTGATGGAGTAATACCTCGGTGATTTCCCGTCAGCCGATTCCCGCGGATGCTTCCATCTTGCGATTTTGTCGGGAATACGCTCCAGCTCCGTGCCGTCGGCCAGAGTCACTTTCAACACGCCGGCCAGAATCCCGAACGGCCACGGCCCTTCTATGTCAGCGACAGGAGATAGCGGAGAGGACCGCGCCACTGCCCAGCCGCTCCAGATCCTGGCGCGGCTGCACAGCTCTTGAGTGGCGCGCACCACCTGGCGGAATGCGACGAAATCCGGGCAGGCCGCCAGGCCTCTCGAAACTTCTTGCGCGACGCTTTGCAGCGTTACGTGCATTTAGTCCGCCTTGTCTTCCGCGCCGGCATCCGCGCCAGCGGCATCCTCCCCGCCCTCGCCCGTCTTCTCCACCGCGCCGGGCTTGGCCTTCTTGCGGCCGGTCTCCGCCGGTTTGTCGCCGTCAGCGGTCGCGGAGGTAGCCTCGGCGCGCGGGGCCAGCCGGTAGGCTTCGTGGATGGACAGCAGCAGGCCCAGATGGTCCTCGTTCTCCACCTCGGCCACATGGCGGCCCTGGCTGTCGGGTTGGAAGTGGTAGCTCACGCCGTCCAGCTCGATCAGCGTGCCGCCTTGGCGTTGCAGTTTGCATTCGACTTTCATGCTATGGACTCCGATCAGCGGCTGCCCGGCCCGGCCGGGCAGCCTGCGGGTTAGGAAACGATGGTCACGATCAGGGACACGACGGCGCCCGCTACCTGCGTCGCGGGGGCGGTGGCCACCTCGATGCCGATGGAGCGGTGCAGCGGTGCCTTGTCGATGCGAAAGCCCGCCGGTCGGGTCATGCGCGCCACGCCGCCGGCGCGCGCCGTGGTGTCGGCGGCGAACAGCTCGCTGCCGCAGTCGCGGGTTTTCGCGCCGTCGCGCCACTCGCCGGACATCAGGCCCACATCCAGCGCCAGCGCCGGCGTCGCGTTGCTGTCGCCCTTGTCGGCCACCAGCACGGCGTCGGCGATGGTGGTGCCGGCCGGCAGGCACATGGCCTCGATGATGTCGCCGGCCTTGATCCCCGCCGGCAAGGTCACATCGATGCGCACCTGTACCGGCGCGCCTGCCGCGAAAGACATCGGCGCGACTTTGCGGCCGTTGGCGTAATCACTCTGGAAAATGGTCATGGCTGGTCCTTATGCGGCTTGCGGGTTGGGGTTCTTGGCGGCGGTGTCGATGGCGCACACGCCCAGGTCGCGGCCCTTGAAGCGGGTCTTCTTGAAGCCGTAGACAATGCCGCCGGTGAAGACCGGCTCGTTGCCGGCGTCCTTCAACTCCTCGAACCAGTTGACGCGGGTTTCGCGGTTGGCCGAACCGTAGCCGATGACGCCGGCCTGGCGGCCCAGCAGCAGCGCGCGCGCCGCCTGCACCTTGCCGCTCGCGCCGTAGTCGTCGAAGCGAATGCCCCAGCGGTGCTCGTGCAGCACCACGTTCTTGATCATGCCCAGCCCGCCCTTGAAGATCGGGCTGTCCTTGCCTTGCGCCGCGGCGGAAGCCTTCTGGATTTCCAGCCAGCCGCCGATGCCGGCCTCCTGGCGCAGGTCGTGGGCTTGCCACGGGTTCATCAGCAGTACGTAATGCGGCGCGCCGTCGATGGTGGTCGGCTGCATATTGATGCAGTCCGGATTCACTTCTTGCAGCATTTCGGCATGCACCGCCGCGCGCTCGATCACCGCGCGCGACATCTTGTCCGCCTCGGTCAGCGAGGCCTTGGACACCGCCGCGCCGCCAAACAGGATATGGTCGGCATCCGGCGCTTCCAGCGGGTTGCCGGCGTGGCCCTGCCAGCCGGTGCCGACGATGAAATTGCCGTTGATGCCGCGCGCGCCGGACAGGTAGATGAAACGCACCTGCTCCATGTACTCGCGCCACCAGTCCTTGAGGCGGTCTTTGGCCACGCCGCGCAAATCGTGCAGAGTGCGCTTGCGGGTCATGGTGCCGCCGGCGGAAACCTGCTTGCGGTACTGGTCCACGACCAGCTCGTCAGTCAGCAGGCGCAGGTTTTCGGCGGTGCCGTCTACGCGATCGTCGCCGGCCACGCCCTCGCCGCGAATGCGCATGGACAGGTCGAACGACACGCGGTCGCCAGCCTCCGATTCCAGATCGGTTTTCTGCTGGATGACGGCGTTGTCGCTTGTGCCGGTGAAGCGGGTGAAATAGTCTTCGGCCAGGGTTTCCGCGCCCAGCACCTTGCTGTAGCGCTTGACTGCGCGCGGGTCGTTCAGGCCTACGATGGTTTGCGCCATGGATAGCGTCCTCTCTTGAAGAAAAGGGCGCTCCTGCGCCGAACTTGAAATGCGGCCTTACTTCTTGCCGCGGGAAATCTTGACGTCGGCCGGCGCATGGATGCCCAGCCGCGCCCGCTTGGTGCAATTCAGGTGGTGGAGCGTGGCGACGTGGCCGCCCAGCTCGAGCTGGAACGCCACGTCGTCGCCTACCGTCAGCTCCAGCACCGAACGGCCGTCACGCCGCCCCATGTAGGTGATCATGGCGCTGTAGGAATCAGACCGCGCCGGGTCCGCGCACAGCTCCACGCTTTGCCCAGGGGTAGACAGCTCGGTGCGAAACATCCTCTCTCCTTATCGTCTCAGCCAGGCATCGCGTTGCGCCGGCGTCATTTTCATCAATGCTGCCTCGGCTTCATCGCCGGTCAGGCGGTCCAGCGGATCGCTTCCGGCCGGCGTTTCGGTTTCGGCGGTCGGCACGGCCCCCAAATTGGGCGGCAATTTCGGCGCGGCCTTGGCCGGCGTGGCTTGTTCCGCCGGTTCCGCCTGAGCGTCTTTCGCCGGCTGGCCGAACTCCGCCAGCACCTGCGCGTGGGCTTTTTCCAGCACCTGGGCGTTGCTCAAGTGCGGCTCGGCCACGCCCAGCGCCCGCACCATGGAGTCCAGCGCGCCGATGCGCACCGAGTTGGGCTGGCCATTCGCAGACAGGTAGAACGCCTTGTTAGTCTGGTTGACGAAGGTGTCGCACTGCGTGAACCAAGCCTGTTTTTCCTGCTCCAGCCGCGCTTGCGCCTGTTCTTCCGCTTCCTTGGCCCGGCGCATGTCGGCGCGCACGTCGCCGCGCTCGTCGCTCACCGCCCGGCGCTGCTGCTCGTACTCGGCGGCGGTCAGCTCGCCGTCGTCAAACGCCGCCGCCAGCTCATCCAGCCGGGCGTCCAGGGTTTTCAGCTCCTGCGCGAAGTCGCGGCCTTGCTCCTGCCCTTGCGTCGCCGCATCCGCCGCGGGCGTAGTCGCCGGTTGGGTCTGCGGTATGGTTTCATTCGGTATGGTGCCACTGTCTGCGGCGCTTGCGGGGGCGATTTGCGCGCTTTCCGCCGCCTGGCCGTCGTCAGCGCTCGCCGCCTGTTCGCCGTCGGTCTTCTGCTCCGGCTCCTCTTTGGCTTCGACGGACGCGCGGTGGATGTCGCCCAGGGTCATGTCGCTGATTTCGTCGTCGCCGAATTCGGTCTTCAGCGCTTCGACTTCGTCCGGGTTCAGCGTTTCCAGATGGGCCAGCAGGTTGTCGTCTTGCTCGATGGTCATGGTATGCAGCCTTTCACGGGTTGAGGGTCAAGGTAACGATGCTGCTACAGCAGCAGCTCCCAATCTTCTGCCAGAACGTCGGTCTGGCTGGCCAGCCAAGGCACGATTTTGCCGTCGGCGGTGCGCATGTCGATGTGCGGGCAGTAGTTGATTTCCGTGCCTTCAGGGTAAATGCCCAGCAGCGGCGGCCGGCTGACGTTGAAGCGGGAACCCGGCACCAAAAACAAGAACATGCCCTTGCCGTTCCAGCCCTTGCGCGCCACACGGTGGCCACGCTTCATAGCTTCGATGGCCAAACCGAAGGTCAACGCTTCAATCGGGCGGTAGGCTGCGTCGGCGGCTGCCTTCGGCGTCCAGCTGATGTAACCGCCGTGGCGCGAGTCGTTCGGCGCGCCGCCGTCGGTATACTCCACCAGATAGCCGGGGTCGTCGGCCTTCTCGCCTTCCGGCTGTTTCCAGCCGCGATACTCGTTGTATTCGCCGCGTGTCATCGGCGTCAGATTAACCAGTTTGGTGCCAAGATATCGGGCATGTTGGGTCATTGCGGCATCACTCCTGTTTGCGGGTCGGCGGGGTAATCCTGCGTCGCGCCCGGCGGCGGGTCGGCGGGGGAAATCTGGGCGGCTTGGCCGGACGGGTCGATCAGACCGGCCTCGGCCAGCATCTGATCGGCGGCGGCGGCGATGCCCGGCGAGGCGGCCAGCTGGCTGGCGGCGGCCGTAGCGCTGGCCATCCCTTCCAGCCGCGTGGCGATGGTGTTGGCTTCGAGGCGGGCATTCTCGATGCGAGCCTTGTCCAGCTCCAGCGCCATTTTGTCCAGCGCCAGCTGGGCCTGTTTCTCGGCCATCGCCTGCTGCCTGGCCGCCGCGGCTTCGGCCGCCTGCTGCGCCGGATCGTCCTTGCTCTTCGGGTCGGGGATGCCCAGCTTGGCGCGGATCTGCTTCACCACCTCGTCGCGGTTTGGCAGGTCCATCATCTCGATCATCATCGGCAGCATCACCGCGGCCACGTCCGGCGGCATGCGCTGCAACAGCGCGCCCAGCGTCTCTACCATAGCCTGGCGGTAGCTGGCGCTGTACGGCGCTTCGTCTATCACGAAGTCGGCGCGGGTGCCGGCCACCTGCGACGCCGGTATGTTCGGGTCGTTGATCCGGGTGTACGCCGGCTCACCGTGCTCGTTGGTCAAGCGGAACACCTTGGCCTCGGTGTAGAACTGCTCCATCAACGCCAGTTGCTTCTCGCCCTGGATCTGGCGGGCAAAACGCAGATTGTCGAAATACAGGCTGGTTTGCAGGCTGCCTTGTTCCTGCCGGGCGGTGATGGCCGCCCCGCTCACCGCGTTGGTGCGCCGGCCCAGCAGCTCGTCGGTCACACCGCTGGTGGACTGGATCATCTGCGCCGACATTTGCATCATGTCCAGATGCGCGGGCGCCAGATTGCGGTCAACGTCCAGCTGCAGTTGCTTGTTCGGTCTCTTGACGATGATGCCGTCCGGCCTTGCCACCTCGTCGGCCAGCACGTTGATATCCTCCACCGCGCCTTCGTCCATGATCACTTTTGTGGTGGCCAGGATGAATTGCGCCTTGGAGTGCTTCTTGTTGATGTCGTCCTGCATGTCGCGCAGGCCGCGCACCAGGCCGTAAGGCATGCCGTCTCGCCCGCGGCGGTTTCCCCACACCGGGGTGTACGGGAAATCGTTGTGTCGGTACGGCGAGTCGCCTTGCCACAGCATGCCGCCGGCGGTGAAGTGAGCCACCTTCATGGTCTGGCTGAAGCGGTCTATCACGCTGAAGCCGGATTGCAGCAGCTTCACATGCTCGGCGTTGGCGGAGTCGAAGCGCTCGCCGGACGCCGGCCCGTTGCGAAACTGCATCCGGTACTCCGGCACCCGATACCAGCACTCGAACACCCGCACCCGGCGGCGGATGTGCATCGCGCTGGACGAACGCACCGTGAAACCATGGCCGTCGAATTCGTCCTCGCGCATCACCTCGTCTTCCATGTCGTGCAGAACGCCGTACTTCACGCCGTTGAGCGCGGAACCTTCCAGCACATGCATGCGTTCTTCCGGCACCCGGTACAGCGCCGCGGCGATGTCCAGGTCCAGCATCTTGCTGCGGAACAGGTAGCGGGCGTCGGACAAATCGCGCCGGGCCTTGCTGTCATACAGCATTTCCCGCCACGGCACTGAGCGCGAGTAAATTTCCTCGCCGTCGTCGCCGTACTGCGCGCCATCCTCCAGCCAGCCCAGCCCGGCCACCACGGCGGAGCGGAAGGCCTCGCTGCGCTCGAACGGCAGGCGGTTGCTGTCCGACAGGTACTTGAGCAGCTGGGTCTTGATGTCGGCGCTCACGTTGTCTTCTTCGGTGCGCCCCAGCACCCGGTAGTCCACCCGCGTGCGCCGCTCGCTGCCCAGGATCCAGTTCACCGCCGGGCTGATGTGGTTGATGACGATGGGCCACTGGCCGCGATCGCGCAGCACCTGGGCGTCTTCGGGACTCCACTGCAGGCCGTCGTAGTAGTCCTCGTCCAGCGCCATTTGCAAGCGGTTGTCCGCCTGCCGGTCCATCTCCTGGCTGTATAGCTGCACCAGCCGGGTATGCAGGTCCAGCATGGCCTGGCTGTCGAGCGGATGCTCCGGCGCGTCGTCCGCCGGCGCGCCGTGGCGCTCGGCATAGCCGGCAATCGGGTCATGGGCCTCGACGCGCCGGGACTCGCGCAAATCGAATAGCCCGCTCATACCCTTACCTCGATCTGGTGCGCCACTTCGCCGTTGATCTTCAGCACCGCCTCGCCCACCGCGCGCTTGCCGTCCTGCTCGCCGCGGTCGCCGCAATACATCGACCAGTTCACCATCACGAACAGCCGATCAAGTCCATGCTGCACCACGTCGATGATCTGGCTGGCGGCCATCGGCGTGAACTCAAGCCCGAGCTGGGCCAGGCACTGCGCCGTGGCGTGGGCGCACGTCGCCGGCGACACCGGGCGCTTGCCCTTGAACAGCTTCGGCAGCGCGCCGGGCGTGGCGAACATGTAGGCCTTGTCCAGCGGCACGATGAAGCGGGTGCCGGGCTTGATCGCCCGTTCGATGAACATCGCCGGCCGGTCATCCACCCAGCCGAAAGAGCGGATGAAACCGTGCTCGTGCTCGCGGTCCATCGCGCCATCCAGAATGCGGACGCGGTGCGCGCCCAGGCTCTGCACCTTCATGCGGTCTTCTCCATGATGGCGCTCCTGCGCCGCAGATTGATCAGGCAGGCCAGAATAGTATGGTCTGGTCTGGTGCCGTTGGCTTAACCGGGCAGCACGCCGTTTCGCTAGTTATTGGTGAACATCCACTCAAGCGAAAGCAATCCAAGTTTGAAAATCACAACAAGTAGGGAAATTGCCAAAAGCATCCCCAAGATGTTGATAGAAATCTTACTCATAGCCACCCCATGAAGCGGGCCAACGCCAATACGCCGCCAGCCGTGGCCGTGTAGATGGCGAAGCGCAGCGCCAACAGGGCCAGCGCCTTTTGCACGGCCAGGTAGCCGTCAGGGTTCAGGTTGTGAGGGAGGCGGTGTTTGAACATGAAACGCTCCTGCGTTGGTGTGGGTTCAGACGGGTTTGTAAAACGGCCACTGCGCCTCGAACCACGCGCGGGCCTTGGCGGGGCTTTCCTGATGCAGCGCGAAGGGCCGCTTCTTGCCCGGCCGCTGCGGGTCCGGGCCGAACAGCTCCCACTCGCCGCTGGCGTAGGCGATGGTCCAGCCGCTGGGCTGGCCCTGAAATAGATGCTCATACCAGTAGCGGTCGCGCTTTTTCCAGACGCCGAAGGCCTCGGCATGGCCTGGCGCGGCAGGATCGGACTTGTCGCTGTGGGTCATGGCTGGCGGGGTGGTGTTGGTATGGTGTGGTATGGTGCCATTTTTGGCCCGTTTGCGCTATGCCGTCCTGTGATTTGCCGGCCGGCGGGTGCGCTTCGGCATTTGCAGGCGCAACACCTCGTCAAAGCGCTGCGCAAACTGTCGGAATGCGTCCGAGCCGTGGCTATGCTCGTCATGCCGCGGCTGGGACTTCCAGACGCCCAGCGTCGCGTTCCAGTCCTTGCGGTAGTAGTCCAGGTGGCGGATGCCATCGGCGCAGCCGGCTTCGTCGAAATAGCAGTGCGGCAGCACCGTGCGCACGCTGCTGATGCCGGCCTGGATGTTGTCCACCCGCGGCACCACCTCGATATTGCGCATGCCCAGCTCCTCCAGCTGCACCCGGATGCTCTTGTTGCCGTCGGCGCTCAGGCGCTCTTGCTCTGCATCGTGCGGCAGGTAGTGGCTGCCGAAGACATAGCCGGTATCCTGCAAATATTTCATGTAGTGCGACAGATCCTCGCCGCTTTCCTCGTAATAGCGGATGAAGCGATGCTCCATCCCCACCTGCTGGTGGAACCAGATCGCCGTGTTGTCGCTGGCACCCAAATCCCAGAAAGTGTTGACCACCACCCCCGGCACCCACGGTACTTTCCGGATGCGCCCATCGCGGCGCACCTGCGCCATCTGCGCCGCGTAATAGCAGCCCTCGGTACTCACTTTGAATGCCTCCTCCGGCGTGGACGGGAACTCCTGCCACATCTTCTGGATGTCGCCCAGCTCCTGTAACTTCAGCTCATACCACGCCCGCTGTTCCGGGCTGATAGCCCGCCCGATCTTGGACTCCAGCTCGTTCCAGTATTTGAGCCGGTCCTCTGACAGTTCCATGCCGGCCGGGTCCGCGACGTACTTCGGATCCTGCCACCACGCGAAAAAATGGACCTTGTACTGCTGCTTCTTCAGCGTCTTGCCCATCTGCTGCAGCTTCAGGCCTTCGGTTGTCATGCGGTAGAACTCGCCTTCCGCGCCTTCCGCCGTGCTCTCGATGAAAACCATGCCGTCGGCCTGCACCGTCGGCAGCGTGCCGGTGATCACCTCGCGCGCCCGGCCGGGGAACTCCTTGCACAACTTGCCGAACTCGGACACATGCAATATTTGCAGCGTGCCGGAGCGCAGCGACACCGCCACCCGCACCTGGCTGTTGTTGACCAGGCGCAGCGTGCCGCCGCTGCGCTTCACCGCCGGCAGGGCGTGGCGGATCACCGCAGGCAGGTGGTCATAAGCGAAAAGCAGCTTGTCGCTGAAAAAGTTTTCGGCGTCTTCCTTCTTGTGCGCGATCACGCCGCAGCGGATGTTGGGCGTGAACAGCATGCTGTCCAGTATGAAAATCTGGATAAACGTGGTGAAACCCAGCTGGCGGGCCTTCAGGATGATGTTGCGGTGCCAGAAGCGGCGCATGAAGCGGCGTTGCGCCCGGTTGGGCCGGAATTGCACCTCGTTGCCGTCCGCGTCCATGATCCAGTACAGGTTTTCCAGCCGCCAGAGCGGGTCTTTCAGCCGCTCGCCCAGCGTGGCCAGCGCGTCCGGCGGGAACGTGCTTTTCTCGCTCATGCGGCAGCCCTTCCACCCGTCAGCGGCCCGCGCCACACCGCACGCGCCTGGCGGCAGCCAGGCGGATCATTCCTCGTCGTCATCGTCCGCCGCCGCGCTGTTGGCCGGATCCGGCCGCAGTCCGCCGCCTGCCATGCCTGCCGCCTGGATCAGCTCGCGCATGCTTTCCGCCAGCCCGCCGCCCTGCTGCTGGTTGTCCCGCTCGTAGAGTCCGTAGTGGCGCATCAGCTTCTCCAGCGCCGCCGCTTTGTCCTGGGTCTTGACCTCCAGCCCGTCCTTTGTCGTCTTCACGCCCAGGAACAGCGCGCGCGCCGCCGGGGACAGGGTGCGGGTATCGTGATAGAAAGGCTGCTCGATGCCGTCGCCGTGACACTCGGGGCAATCAGCCGCCGGCGCTAGCTTGGGGTTGTAGCCGACGCCGCCTTGCGGGTTGAGCGGCGCAGGAGGCGGCGCGTCGGCCTTCCTGGCTTCCTCGCACTCCGCCGCATGCTGCTGAACCGCCGCGGCCCACTCGCGCGGGGTGTACTGATACTGATGATCGACGCCATGGCAGTAGCGGCAGCTGATGCGGCGCAGCTCGGATATCTCGCCGGCGTCGGCCAGCGCCACCCGCCACAGCTCGGCGATCAGCACCGCGCGGTCCTGCTCAGACACGTCGCGCACCTGCCTGCGCCACTCGGCCAGGCGCTGCACGATAACGGGGTGCTGCAGCAGCTGGGAGGCCTGCTGTTTTGCGGTTTTGGGGGAATAGCCGGCTTCCGTCGCCGCCAGCGTGGCGTTGAAATGGACGGTGTAGCGACGCCAGAACGCTTCTTGCAGCGGCGTCAGATCAGCGGCGGTATCGTCGGATGCTCGGACTCGCGCCATGTTTGAACTCCCAACATGTCACGCTCCTGCGCGGAATGGTAAAGAAAAGACAACTCCAGATGATGATATCAAAAAGCCGCAGGGCAGCGGCGACCAGGGATTGACTACGTAGAAACCACAATATGCAATTATTTTGCAGGTTAATATTGACCTTTTTGGTCAATGTATGCATAATGGGAATCATGGAAGGCACCCCAAGCCAACCACACCTGAGAAGCCGGGCATCCCGCCACGGCATGCAAGGAGATACAAAATGACTACCATCTACATCAGCAACGCCATCCGCTCGCACTACACCTCCGCTGAACGCATCATCGAACTGATCAACACCGCCCCCATCACCGAAGGCATTGAACGTATCGAATTCAGCGCCGAGCAACTAGCTGGCCAGTTTGCCGCCCAAGGCTATGTCGAATCCGGCGAAGGTGAATACCGCCCAGCCACTTCCGACGACATCGAAGCCTACCTCGACGGACTGCGCGACGACGGCGCACAGTTCCACTACCCCACCGCAATCGAGCACGGGCTTAAAGTAGCTGCCGCGATGCTCGAATCCGACGAGTAACAAAACCGCCCGGCGCAAGCCGGGCATCCCTCAGACGCCGGGCATCCCGCCACGGCACGCAAGGAGAACGAACATGGCCATCACCCTGAAACTGTCCAACCTGACCGACAGCGCCGCCCCGCTTTACTACACCTACCCGCTTCAAAACAGCCCCCAGCCCGCCTACGTGCAGTTGAACGGCGACGGCACCGTGACCGCCGACTACTCCGGCGAAATCGGCAACGCCATGCCGGCTAGCGTCTGGCATGGCATAGATCGCCGCTACAGCGTGGACGCCAGTGTCAGCGGCAAGGCGCTGCTTGCCTATCTTGAGGGCGAAGGCCGCGCACTGCTGGATCGAATTCACGCTGGACATGACGAAAAATGGAACGGCAACAACTACGTCGGCACTCTCGACGCCGATGCCAAGGTCGCCGAGGAACAGCTGATTCAAGGCCTGGAAACCATCCCGGACGCCGAGGTCTGGTCGGCTTACGACTGGCTGTTTTCCGGCTGCTGCTTGTTCGACCACTGGCAAGGCCGCCCGCTATCAGAGGCGGTTGCAGAATTGCAAAATCAGGTCGAGCCTGACGTCGAGCTGGATGGCAACATTGAAGATGCCTTGCTCAGGGCTGCTGAAATCGAGTTCGACGAGGACGGCGACGACAAACTAGACGCCCACCACCTGGCCGCACTGGTCGCCGCCGGCCGCATTACCCAAGAGCAGGCCAACGCCCGCAACGAGAGCGAAGACTAACCACGACGCCCGGCCTCGCGCCGGGCATCCCTCAGACGCCGGCCGCCTGGCCCGGCACGCAAGGAAGCATCATGGCTGAAAAAAAATCGGTTTATATCTCGGACGAACTGGCGGCCGTCATCGGCAACCTGCCGGACAACGCCCCGCCCTCTCTGTCTGGCCGGCTCAACGCCATCGGCATCCGCTACGGCGAAATCATCGCCCGCGCCCTGCCTGACACGCTGGCGCGCTTCACCGCCGACGAACTGAACATGATCAAAATCGTGATGTGGACCACGGAAACGCTCACCAGCCCGCCCGGCCTACTGCTGGGCGGCCTCGCTCACAACCTGGCCGACAGCCAGGATTTCGAGCTGCAGGACTACCCGCGCGAGGCCGTGGACGCCTGCATCCAGAAAGCGCTGGCGCTGACGCCGGCCGAAGAGCTGGCGCTGGTGGAGTGGATAGAAGGCGTCAAGCACGGGACCGGGGCGGCGAGTGGCCTTCAAGACTAAAGACCTTTCCGGCCAGACGTTCGGAAAGCTGCGGGTTTTGCGCCAGGCCGAACGCACCGCGAGCGGGCTGGTGCAGTGGTTGTGCCGCTGCGCATGCGGCCGGGAGGAAGTCATCCGCGCCGCGTATCTCACCGGCGGGCGCCACCCGCGCACGGAATGCACCGCCTGCCTCACGGCCCGGACCTGCCCGCAATGCGGCGCTCGCTTCACGGCAACAAAAGGCAACTCGACGTACTGCAGCCCGGAATGCAAACGACTCAGCCTGCTGGAAAGGCTGCGCGAACCGCCCAAGCCGAGAATCTGCAAGGCCTGCGGCTCGGAATTTCTATCCTCCCGGCCCCGCAGCAGCTGTAGCGAGGCCTGCCATGCCGCCCTGCGCGCAGCAAGCGCGGCAGCCTACCGGGACCGCAACCGGGACACTCTGCGCGAACAATGGCGGCAAACGGCCCAAGCGAGGCGGGACCGCGACAAGGAAACCCCGGATCTGGCGCTGCGCGCCAGCGTGCGCAAAGCCATCGAGCGGCAAATGCTGCGCCGGAAAACCGACGCCGAATACCGCGAGCTGCTCAAGACCCGCCGCGCGCTTTATCACCGCCGCAAAGTGGAGGCGGCCCGCGAGCAACAGCGGCATGGCATCGACGGCAAGGAGTTGCGCCAGTACCGCCAGTCGCTTGAGCATCAGCGGCGCTACTCGCAAGCCAGGCGCGACGCGCTGCGGCAAAACCCAGAGGCCTACCAGGCCTATCTGGACGCGATGCGCGAACATCGGCATCGCTGGTACATCAAGCTGCGCAATGACCCGCAGCGGCTGGCAGCGTGGCGCGCCAAACAACGCGAGGCCGCGCGCCAGCAGGCGCTGGCGGGCTTGGCCAATGTCGGCCAGCAGCTGATCGAAAAACAGGAAACAAATCATGAGTGAACTGATCCTGGCCGGCGAGGCGCTGCCTACGCCGGCCGAGCTGAACAACCTGAGCAGCCAGATGCTCCGCGAAGAGCTGGCCAAAAGCATCGAGCTGTCCGCGCGCCATCTGATGCGGCTGGCCGCTATCTGGATGGAGCTGGAGCGCCGCGGCGAAGACCTCAGCGACCTGCGCGTCGGCCTCGCCGCCTACCTGCCGCACATCGCCGCCGGCCAGCTCAGCGCCGATGCCGTGCTGCGCTTCGCCGGCCAGCGCACCCTGCTCAACATGGTGGCCACGCTGCCAATCGACGAGCAACAGCGCTTGGCGCGCGGCGGCGCGGTCAAACTGCTGACGCAAAACCCGGATGGCGACATCGTGGAAATCGACACCCCGGCCCATGCGCTGACCGCGGCGCAAGTGCGCCAGGTATTCGACCAGGGCAAGATCCGCACCCCAGCCGAGCAGCGCCCGCGCCTGCAACTCCACGCCGCCAAGCCGAAACCGAAAGCGCGGGAAGCCATCCACTACCACCCCTCCTCTGGCGTCGTCAGCATCGGCCGCAAGCGCGTGCCGCTGGCCGACATCATCGCCGCGGTTTCAGCCTCCAAAATCGCCGCGCCGCAGGCGGAAGAGGGAGAGGAGCGCAAGCCCCTGCCGCCGCTTCCGGTCACACCGGACCAACATCGCGCGCTGCGCATCCACGCTGCGCGCACCGGGGAAACCATGACCGGGCTGCAGCTGGCGGCGCTTCACGCCCTCGGCCTGCTGACGATCGAGGAATAAAGCATGTCCCCTGAACTGTTTGAAGTCCTGGCCGGCAAGGAAGTTGTCGGCGTATCAGGGAGAAGCCTGGAAGCAGCCCGATTGGTCCTGCTGGAGAACATAAGCAACAAAGAGGCCGCCGAGCGGATCGGCGTGGATCCGTCCATCACCTTCCGCCAGGTCAAGCGCATTCGGCGCGCCTATGCAGCCCTGCTGCCCTTCCTCAAGCCCTAAGCCACGACACAGCGCCCGCCAGGGCGCTTTTTCATTGCCGCGCAGGCAAAACAAAAGGGCGCTATCGCGCCCTGATTCTGGTATGGTCTGGCACCATTTATGCGGTATGGTCTGGCACCATACTTGCACCGTGCTGGGACTCGACCTGTTTGCGAGCCAGCGACAGCCCGCCAGACATCAGCGCCGTGTCCTGCATGCCCTCGGCCGACCCCACGAACTCGATCACCAGCTCGCCATCCACCACGGCAACCACCGCGGCCGACTGAACCAGACCGTCTTTATCCAGACCTGCAAAACGCTCAAATGTATTCATACAAACCATCCTTTTATGCCGAGGTGCTGAATGCTATTGTCTCGCAGCATTCGCAAAATCTCAACAAATATTTATAGAAAATAACCAAATGCAAACAAATACCCTCACATAGACGGCTATTACTGTTACGAATATCCGAATTTGTTCGATTTATTCAAAATTTCGCGCACCGTGCTCAATGCCTGACGCGCCGCCTCCCCGCTGCTGGCTTTCCCCGCCGGCGGCAAATACCGCTGAGGCGGCGGCACCGGGGGCAAGTCTCGGCGCGCGCACTGCTGGTCATACGCATGCTGCCACAGCGCGGCGATCGCATCGTAGTTCGACGCCGCGCAGGCTCGCGTCCAGATCGAGCGCAACGCCCAATACTGCGCCGGCGTCGCCCAGCGCGGCGCTTGCTCGTGCGGCAGCATGGGCAGATCCTGGCGCGCCATCTGCTGCATGCCGTGCTCGAACAACTGCCGGTACGGCCGGCACATCCCGCGGAACACCGGCAGCGTCGGCGGCCAGTCTCCCCCGCGCACCCGGCAGGCCTGCACGCCGCGCTCGATTTCCGCGTCGGAAAACCCCATCAGCCCCAGCGCCCATTGCCGACGGGTTTCAGCTGGATCCTCGCCGTATTTCGCGCCCATCGCGCCCGCGCCGAAAATCGCGCCCAGCTCGCCGAACAACGCGGCCACCCGATCCTCCAGCTCCGCCGGCGGCGCCAGCGGGGCGCGGCTAAACGTCGATGACTCGCCCGCCGCTTGCCCTGGTGAGTTCGGCAAAAGCCCTTGCCGCGCGGCTTCCGCCAGTGCCTGTCTTGCTGTCTTCTCCATGTCGTCCCTTTCTCTTCGCCTGCTCCAAATCGTTCACCCGCCTGGCCACCAGACCCGCCCCGAACCCCTCCGGGTGGCGCTCTTTCAACTCCTCCACCACCAGGAACAAATCGTCGTCGCTCTGCGCCAGCAGCCCCGGATATTTGGTCTTCAGCTGCGGCATCGAACACGCCACCCCCCAACTTCGCAGCAGGCGGCACACGGCTGCCGTTCGCTTCGCCGCGTCAGACGGCTCCGGCAGCGGCGGCAAGGGCGCGTCAGCGCCCAAATCGTCATTGCTGCTGCTAGGTTGTGCCTTGGTGGGTGATGGTGAAGGTGAAGGGCAATCATCCGGCAATGCTCCGTCGCTGCTATGAGCATTGCTGCCAGCTTGCTTGCCTTTCCTCCAGCGCTTGTTGGCCGCGTCGCGCGCCTTCTGTTGCCGGCGCGCGGCGTTGTCTGTCGCGACAGACAGCTCGGCGTCCACGCGCTTGTGCCGCCAGACGCCGTCGCCTACCTGAAACAGCCGCGAAAGCGTCGGACGATGGCGCTTCCACTGCGCCGTGGATAAGCGGCACACGTTCGCCAGCGCGCTGTCGTCGTCGGGCAAGCTGCCGTTTCGCCAGTAATCCATGATCAGCAGCAGGTAAGCGCCGTGCTGCTCGGTCGTCAGCCTGGCAGTGTCGGCCAAATAGTCCGCGATATAGAGCGGCATCCACACATCGGTTTTGCGCGTCATGGTTTCCGCGCCTCCTTGCCGTTCCCGCTTGACGTCGGGCCATGCCCTCGCCACCATTCAAAATCATTTGTCATTACGAGTTCCCGCTATGCGATTTTCTCCATCGCCAGCTGCCGCTACGCTGCTGGCCATCCCCTTGGCCCTGGCCGTCTGGCTGCTTGTCGGCCTGTTGGCGCGGGCCGCGCTCCAACTCCTGCACGGTTTCGCCTGGATGCTGCCCCCGCAGGCGCTGGCCATTCTGGACGCCGGCCTGGCCTCCTTCCTCGCCGGCTATCTGGTTATCCGCGCCACGCGCGCGGCGCTGCCCACGGCTAACATCGCCGTCGTGGCTGCGCTGCTGATCGTGGCGCTGATCGGCAATCACGTCGTCTACTCCGCTTACCTGTGCCTGCTGGGCGCCGCGCCGCTCGCCTTGCTGCCGGGCTGGATCAGCACCGGCTTGGGCGGCAGCGCCGGCGCATGGCTGCAACTGCGCCGCCTACGCGAGGCCAGCGCCTGACGCGGCCCGCCGGACGCCGGCGGGTTTATGGCGGTATGGTTTGGTATGGTGCCATTAAGCCCAAAAAAACGAACCGCCTCGCGGTCAAGCATCGTGCGTTCCCCCCTCGATCAGCTCCTGGTGGGTCAGCGGCACGCGCGCATGCACTGCCGCGCGGATCAAATCTTTCAGCACATCGCCCGGCAGCCGGTTCCGATCCGCCCAGGCCGCCACCGTTGAACGGTTGTAGGCGTGCCCGGTCACGCTGGACAGCGCATTGGCCACCGCCGTCGGCCCGCCAAAACGGGCAAGCAGCAGGGCAGCCGGCTCCAGATGTCTTTTGCTAGACATAAGCCCTTATCCTCCTGTTCGGCACATTGTTTGCATTTTGCGAACACCTGTCAAGACGCCCAATTACAATAACCAGTTATTTTGACTACGCAACAAGGGGAAACCATGTCAAAGCCGGATCGTGACTGGTTTCGGCGCATGTTCGACGCGGCCGGGATCTCGCAAAATCAGGTTGCGGCCGAGCTGGCAATCCCTCGTTCGTCCATGACCAATCTGCTGGAAGGAAAACGCGCGCTCAAGGCCGACGAAGCCGCCGCGCTGGCGGAAATCCTGGACGTTCCGCTGGCGGAAATTCTGCGCCGCTTTGGCATCGCCGTGGCGGACCATGAGCATACGCCGCAAAACATCACCCACGTCATCGACAGCGCCGGCACGCTCACCGCGCTGCAAAACAGCAACGCCGTGGCCCCGCCGGTGCTGGATATGCCGGAAGGCGCGTACTGCGTACAGCTGCGCACCTCCTATGCCGCCCAGGCCGAAGTCCGCGGCGTGGATGGCTGGATACTCTACACCTCGCCCTTTGACGACGCCGTGGCCAAGGCGGTGGGGCGCTGGGTGCTGGCGCGCAATCGCGCCGGCCAGGTCGGCATCGGCGCGCTGATTCGCGCCTATCAACCCATCGGACACTACAGCATTTCCGGCCCGGTGCCGCTCGCCATCTGCGAAATCGTCGCTGTGGCGCTGATACATCACATCCTTCCGTAAGCGCGAAAATTTTCTCGGCATAAGTGTTTGTAAAATGCAAACACCATGCTATGCTGCGCATCAATGGCACCATACCATACCAAACCGAACCAGCAGGGGAGGCGTGACCATGAAGCAAACTGCACTGCAAGTAGTTCCGTTTCAAACCACGCGCCAGGCAGGTCAGGGCGAGGCGCTGCAAGCCATCGGGCAGCTGTCGAGGCTGCTGCGTCGGCCAATCGACGACAGCATCAGCATGCGGGAATTCGGCCAACAGGCGGCCGCCATCGGCTGCCGCGTGCGCCAGCAGGGCGGGGCGCTGGTGCTGGTGCCGCAACTGAAAATCATCGGAGGCACCCATGCGTGACGCCATGCGCGGCCTGGCTTTCGCCTTGTGGCTGATCGGCTCTTATGTGCTGGTCAGCATCATCGAAGCCCGGAACCTGGTATGAGGCCGATAGCCAACATTCGGGCGCAAAGCGGCGCACTGCAAATCGCCGCCGCCATCGAACAACTCAGCCGCATGCGCCTGAGCGTGATTGGCGCCACCTTGGACAGCCGGCGCGCGCCGGTCATCCAGATCCGCCCGCCCGGCAAAAACTGGCAGGGCAGGGCGCGATGGTCGCAGATCGACCATCACACCGTATTCGGCCCATACCGCCAAGGGCAGCTGGAAATCTGCGGCTGTCTGGTGGTATGGCAAGAACTCAAATAACGAAAACACGCGGGTATCAGCACACAAGGACTCACCATGTCAGACGCACAATTCAAAACCGACGCTCAAGGCCGGCTCGTCCCTATCGACCGCATCAAACCCATAGACCTGGCCCGCGACGAACTGGTGGCGGACATCGTCAAAAAAGCCCGCGTGGTCAGCGCCGACTTGACCGCGTTCAAAGAAGCCACGTTCTCCGACATCATCGCCTTCATCGAACTGTCCGCCGAACGCTACGGCGCGAAAGTGGGCGGAGAGAAGGGCAACGTCACCCTGGTTTCCTACGACGGCCGTTACAAAGTGCTGCGCGCGGTGCAAGAAACCCTGACTTTCGACGAAGGCCTGCAGGCCGCCAAGGCGCTGATCGACGAATGCGTCCACGAGTGGACCAGCGGCGCGCGCAGCGAACTGCGCGCCCTGATCAACGACGCTTTCAACGTGGACAAGGCCGGCAAGATATCCACCGGCCGCATCCTCACCCTGCGCCGGCTGGACATCGAGGACGACAAGTGGAAACGCGCCATGGCCGCCCTCAGCGACTCCATCCGCGTGCAGTGCTCGAAAAGCTACGTGCGCGTCTACGAGCGGGTAGGCGATACCGACCGATACGAAGCCATCCCGCTCGACATCGCCAATGCCTAATGGCACCAAACCATACCAAACCACAGAAGGAAGCCTAGCCATGACCGAAAAATCCAGCCTCTCCCCGCGCCAGCTGCGCAGCGCCCTGGGCCTCAATCAGCAAGATTTCTGGAGCCGCGTCAGCGTCACCCAATCCGGCGGCAGCCGCTACGAATCCGGCCGCAAGATGCCCAAGCCGGTGGCCGAACTGGTCAACACCTACTACGTCTACGACATCGACCTGAGCAAGCTCAACGACACCAACGCCCCGGTCATCCGCGCCGTGCTCGACGGCCGACTGGACACGCAAGCGCTGCTGGCCGCCGCGGAAGAAAACATCAAGCTGTCCGAGAGCACCAGCGCCACTATCAACCAATGCCTCCGCCTGGCCGAGCGCATCAATCTGCTCACCGCCGCCGCCAACGCCCCGGAAGCGGAACCCGCAGAAAAGGCTACCGCGTGATGGCCTTCCAAGCGCTGAAAAACCTGCTGGCGCAGTACCGCGTCAACAAAGCGCTGCGCGAAGCCGCCCCGGCCCGCCCGGCGGCGCGCGCCGCCGGCCCCGTTCACGCCCGCCGCCTGCAAGCGGTGGGCGCCGGCAGCCCCCGCGCCAGCGAGGACTACTACCACCCCAACAACCCGCACGGCTTCTACGCCAACCACGGCGCGGCCTTGTACGGCGCGCACCACAGCGCCGGCGTGTCCGACGCCGGCCGCTGCGAACCCGCCCCGTCCGCCGCCTGGGAGCCGGCCTGCTGCCCGGCTCCGGCAAGCGACTGGAGCGGAGGAAGTTGCGGGGATTCGACTTCAAGCAGTTCGCCCTACAGCGGCGAGTAAACCAAGAGAGGGAAAACAAGATGGAACCGACACCGATGACCCAACGCACCACCGGCCTTTACCCGAAATTCACCGTCCGCCGCAACGATGGCCGCGACCAGCCCGGCGGCGACCGCGCCGGCGCGGATTACTTCGTGCTTGACCGGACGTTCGACCCCTACGCCATCCCGGCGCTGCTGGCCTACGCCGACGCCTGCGCCGATGAATATCCCCAGCTGTCCGCCGACATCATCCAGCGCGTTTTCGCGCCGCAGGATGTGAAGCGCGACGAGGACGGCTGGTGGACTCACACGGCTTTTGCGTGGATCGACGAAGGCTTCGACGTCCGTGTCTGGCTGGCCCGCCATGGCATGGAAGCGCTTTACCAATACATGACCTGCGACATCGACAGCGACGACTGGAAGGCATTCGAACTGACCAGCAGCTGCGCCCATTGGCAGCCGAGGCCGCCGGCCGGCGACGGCTGGTTCCTCGCAGCCATCTTCGAAACCGAGGACGGCCCGCGCGCAGCGTGGGTGCGCCAGAAAGCGGAGGAGTGAGCATGCAAACAAACAACCCTGAATTCATGGAATTCATCCAGCAGCTGCAAGCGTGGCATGCCGACCGCGTAGAACAGCTGAAGCTGATCACCGAGCACAAGGATGCCTCCATCATGCTCAACCAAGACGAAATCGCCGGAGACAGCCCCATCGCCAAGGGCCTCCGCATTGGCATTCAGATCGCGCTGGACAAGCTAGGCAAGCTGCCATTCAGCGTCAGCCCCTGCCAGATCGAAACCGAATGCGACGAGGACGAGGCGTGACCATGCAACCCAACACTAAGCCCGCCGCACTGGCGGACGAAATCAAGGACGCCATCCGCGGGCTGTCCGGCGACTCGTCTTTCCCCGATCTGCTGGCCGCCGTGGACAAGCTGGCGGCAGACGCCGAGCTGTCGCAGGCCGGCCGGCTGTCGTACTTTGCTTACGACCCAGACACGGGATTTGAACGGTTCAATACCGAAGCCGAAGCTAAGGAATACGCGCAAACATCCATCAACGCATACCGCGACGCGGCTGGCGATGGGTGGGATGAAAGCGTCGAAAATGTGTGCTGGGGCGTAGTCCACGGGACGACTCAGCAAATCGCCGTCGAAGATGACTACGACGGGCGCGACGGCCTGGGCGACATGCTTTTCGCTGATTACATCCTCACGGCGGGTTCCGCGCCACAACCGGCCCAGCAGCCCGCGTCGGCCACGGAGGAGGCAGCCCGCAAGCTGCGCGAGCGATTTGAGCTGATTTACAGCCTGTGCTGCGGAACAGCGCCCAAGCAATCAGTTGGCGAGCTGATGGCCGTTACTCTCGATATGCCCGAATGGACCCTGCTCGCTGGCTCGCAGAAAGGGGTCGATGCATGACTAAGCCCAATGCATCTATAGCCACCGGCGCGCAACTGACACCGGAAACCTTTGCGGATTTCATCACTAGGCTGCGCCACGATGTCGAGGGCGACGGCGTCGATGAACACTGCACCGCTGATGCTCTGTTTGTTGTCCAGGCGCGGCGCATCATCACCGGCATCGACACCGACTACACCGACCAGCTGGTCGTGTGCTGCGAAGACTCGATGTGGTTCAGCCCACAGGAATACTGGGATGACTGCGATGAGGAGACGCGCGAAGAGCTTAACCGGCTGGCCAGCGATGGCGAGGACGAGGCCATCCTGTTTCTTGAATTGGCCGCGGCCGACCAGTGGGAAATCTTGGGCGAGCGCGAGGACCACACCGTCACCGGCTGGGATGATAGGTGGGATTACGTGAACGCTCACTTCACCAATGCGGCGGCCGAGGCCTTTGTCCAGCGTAAGAAGCATGACTACAGGAATGGCCTGCGCGTGTACGTGGATTCGCAATGTTACTGCTGGGAATTCAACGCCATCGTCAAGGCGCTGCTCAGCGGTGAGCTGACGTTCAAGCCGAAGGAAGGGGTCGAGGCATGAGCCAGTACCTGATCGCCCATATTGGCCACACGACGAGATACTGCGAGCACATTATCTGGTGGAGGCCGGAAAGCAAAGGCTACACGGTCTGCACCGACAAGGCCGGGACTTACACTGAGCAGGAAGCACTTAGCATCTGCTCCCCCCTTCGCGGCCTGTGCATCGCCGTGTCGAAAGAGTCTGCCGCCAAGTTGGCGCGCACCACGCCCTACTACCGCCGGCCGGATGGTTCCCTAGCCAAAATGTATGACGGCGACGTGCTCGCGCCAGTACCAAATGGCCGCGCGGTATGGCGCGCGCTGGGTGACGCAAGACTGAACAGTTGGCAAATGGATAAGCCCACGCCAATCCCGCCCAGCAAGTCGAGGGCCATATACCTGCCGCCGAATCTGTCGCAGAAAGGGGGCGAGTGATGGGTGAAGTCATTCAGATCGGCGAGTGGACGCTTCGCCGAACACAGGAATTGCGCTGGACCAAAGAAGACGACTGCAAGCATCACAAGCTGGAATTGGATGACCGCGGGGACGTGGTGAAATGCTCCGATTGCGGCGTCCAGGTTTCCGCATATTGGGCGCTCACCACCATCGTGGAGCGGTACAACCAAGAGGTGAACAAGTTGAGCAGCGCGCGCGAGCAGCTGAAGAAGGAGCAGCAAGAAGGCGTTTCTTTGACGGCCGCCAGAAAGGTGGAAAAGGCGTGGCGCTCTCGCTCGATGGTGCCGGTTTGTCCGCATTGCCACACGGCGATTTTCCCAGGGGACGGTTTCGGCGGAATCAACGTCAACAAAGAGATGGCATTGCGCCGTCGAGAAGTGGCGAATGGCCGCAAAACAGCCGCCATCCAGAAAGGGGGCGAGTGATGGCCGGCAGCGTAATCAAGCGCATCAGCACGACGACGGAAGGCGGCCTTATTAAACACTACGACCGCCCAAGCTCTTTCGACGCAGCAGAGAGACTTGCGGCCCGGCGGCTTGATCGTCGGCGCGCATACGCAATCATCGGCGGCGAAGTACGCGAGGCTGTGTCGTGGAGTCAAGCTTGCAGCGGATGCTATGAGGGAAGCGACAGTTATAACGGAGTCGGTTCTGGCTGCAGAGAATGCGGCTACACCGGCCGGCGCAAGCAAGGATGGTGGGCGCCCATACAGAAAGGGGGCGAGGCATGAAGCTGGTAGCAGCATCTGCCTGGATCGCATTCTGGATTGGAGCCACCGTCATGCAAATCGGCACCCCATCAAAATGCGAACCGGCAACATGGTTTAGCGTATTCGCAATGTTTAGCTTGATGGCGATTCCATCCGGCCTGGCATACGCCGCCGGGCGCGAGCGCCGCGCGATAACCCGGAGTCACTATGACAAACCATAACGAACCAGCCGAACTGCGAGAAAAGGCCCAGGCAGCCCACCGCCCAAGCGGCCAGATGTGCGCCAGCTGCCTGATGCTGGTCGTCCGGAACTGCAGCAAGCTGCCCTTCCACGCAATGAAGCCGCTCAAGCGCGACGCGGACGGAACCATCGTCGTGCGCTGTGACAACTACAGGAAATGGAGCCATCCATGCTAACCCCTGAAAAAATCGCCCAGCTGCACGGCCACGATTTCGGCAACGCCTTCGCCAACTCGTCTGTGCAAAAGCTGCTCGCCCACATCGACGCCCAGGCCGCTCGCATCGCTGATCTGGAGCGCGACGCGGCGCGGTATCAAGCGCTGCGCGCCGGGTTGGTCTCGCCGGACGATAAACGCCTCTTCGAACTCATGACGGCGCTGGAAGAAAAGGTATGCGAGGAGCGCGGCCTGGACGCCATCCCCAACGCCGGCGAGTTCGACTCGCTCGCGGACGCCTTCATCGCGGCCCTGCGCGACCACGACCAGGAAGGGGGCCAGTCCGACTATATAAAGAGTGAAAGCGAGGAAGCCCGATGATTTCCGACATCACCCGTCTGCAGATCGAACTGCGCGCCCGCGAAGGCGTCGCTGCCCCGCGCGAGCAGAAGCCGATAGAAGTCATCGCTTACCGCTGCCCAATCTGCCATGAACTGCACGCCGACGAAGAGGACGCGGAAGAGTGCTGCCCGCCGGGCGACGGCGACGAAGTTCTCTGCCCGCTGTGCGGCAAGGAGCATGGCGACTACCCCGCGGCGGCGGAATGCTGCTTGTGGCACGAGCTGGACGCGCCGCGCCGGCAGCTGCTGGCAAATCAGGTCAGCGCCGGCATGACTTGGCTGGAAGCCCTGGAGACTTTGCAATGACCATCCCGTCCCCTGTCGATCTGACTTTCGACGCGGTGAACGAATTCGTTCATCACCCGGATCGTGCGCCGGAAGAGCTGCAATGCCTGGCGCTCACGCTGGCCACGCGCATCGCCGAGCTGGAACGGGAGCGGGACCACTGGAAAGCCAACTACGACAACCAGGTGCAACGCGCCCGCATCCTGCTGGAACGCCCGGACCTGCCCATCGAGCGCGTCCGCGCTTACCACCGCATGGAAGCGCTCGAAATGGCGCTGGCCGCGGCGCAAAACAAGCAACTCACCCCAAAAAAAGGATAAGCCCATGTGGTTCCGACAACTGTCGTTCTATCGCCTCTCCCCGCAACCCAGCGCCGAAGCGCTGAACGAGGCGCTGCAACCTCGTCCGTTCAAACCCTGCGCCGGGCTGGACTGGTTCAGCCAGGGCTGGGTGGCGCCGGCTAGTCATCACGAAGCGCTGGCTTACACCCTGCGCGGCTACACCCTGTTCGCCCTGCAGCGTGAAGACAAGGTGCTGCCGGCCGCCAGCATCAACGATGCGGTCAATGCCAAGGTGGCGGCGATCGAAGCCGACGAGCTTCGCAAACTCGGCCGCAAAGAAAGGTTGGCGCTGAAAGAGCAAATCACCGACGACCTGCTGCCGCGCGCGCTCACCCGTCTGTCTCGCCAGCATGGCTACCTGGACGCCAAGCGCGGGCTGATCATGGTGGCGCTGTCCGGCAGCGCCAAGGCGGAAGGGGTGCTCTCCGCGCTGCGCGAAGCGCTGCCGCCGCTCCCGGCGCTGCTGCCGCGCACCCGCATCGCCGCGCACACCGCCATGACCGACTGGCTGGCGGCCGGCGCAGCGCCCGGCGGTTTCGAGCTGGACAGCGACGCGCTGCTGAAGGACAGCGGCGAAAACGGCGCGGTGATTCGGTGCAGCCGCCAGGATCTCTCCGCAGAGGAAATTCGCCAGCACATCGCCACCGGCAAGCAGGTGGCGGAGCTGGGGCTGATCTGGAACGAACGCATCCGCTTCATTCTCACCGACGAATTGCGCTTCAAGCGCATCCAGTTCCTTGACCTGCTGCAAGAAGAAGCCAGCCAGGCCGGCGACGACCGCGAAAGCCTGTTCGAAGCCACCTTCCTGCTCGGCTGCGAAGAGCTGGGCAAGCTGGTGGACGCGCTGGTGCAAGCGCTGGGCGGCTGGGAAAGCGAGGGCGAGCCGAAGCAGGCCTCGCCGATCTTGTTCATCGACGCGCAGGAGCGCACATGAAAAAACGCAAACAGTACAACCCTCGCAAGATCCACGCATACGCCGCCGGCGGCGCGGGCCTGATCGCCGCCGTGCTGTCCCAGCATGTGGCCGACCCGGTGGAGCCGGCCGAAGCCGAACGCCGCTGCCTGTCCCTGCGCCTGGCACTGGATCAGCACCAGCCCGGCCGCTGGTGCTCGTTTTCCTTCCGGGTCATCTGCCACTACGGCCGCATGGGCGAATACCTGGGCCAGCTGCTGGACAACCACGCGCTGCACCGGGCGGCCGTCGCCAGCCGCGAGGCGCTGCGCCGCATCGTCAACGCCAACGGCGACGACACGCCGCATATCACTCCGCGCGATTATCAGATCATCCGCGTCATGGTCACGACCTTCATCGACCTGCTGGAGCGCCAGCGCCTCAGCCGCGTGGATCTGGCGCGCGCCGAACAGGCCTCGCGCGCGGTCTACGTCAACAGCGTGACCGACCAGTTCAAAAAAACGCCTCCGGCCATCCGTCAGCTCGCCGTCCGCGCGCTGCGCGGCGAAACGCTGCCGGCGCTGGCCAAGGAAACCGGCATCAAGAAGACGGAGCTGTCGGAGAAAATCCGCGAAGTGGTGCTGGTGGTGCATGGGCTGCTGGACTCGTCGCTGATCCCGATGCCGGACAGCATGGCCACCACCCGCAAGATCGCCAAGGCAGTGCTGCCGCGCCTGCTGCAACTGGAAGAGGAGCACGGCCATGCCCAGCTTGTTGCGTGACAAATCAACTTCCGATAACCCACCTTATCGGAAATAGACAAATGAGCATGTCGGCAATGGTATGGTTTGGTGCCAAATCATGGCGGCGGGATGATCATACGGCGGCCTGGCTGCCGGGGAATTGCGCTAAAGTGGAAAGGTGCCGTTTTACTCAACCCGTTTCTCGGTGGTAATTCGGATCCGGCACACCTGGCAGGACGCCCCTAACCCGGCGTCCTGTTTTCATTTGAGCTAAGATCACGCCATGAATATCGTCCCGCAGTCGTCGCAACAGCTGATCACCGCCGCGTCCCTGGAGCAGGTGGACGATGCCGTGCGCCGCTTCCTGCGGGCGCAGCATGCCGGCAATACCCGGCGCGCCTACGTGTCTGACTGCCGCATCTTCGCGGAGTGGTGCCAGTTTCATGGTTTCGAGACCTTGCCGGCGCGGCCCGATACCATCGCCCGTTTCCTGTCGGCCCAGGCCGAAGCCGGCCACTCCACCCAGACCATCGTCCGCCGGCGGGCGGCCATCCGCTGGATGCACGAAGCCAACGGCCACGCTTCGCCCACCTTGATGCCGCTAGTCAAGCAAACCATGTCCGGCATCACTCGGGAAGTCGGCCTCGCGCCGCGCCGCCAGAAAGCGCCGCTGATCGACAGTCAGTTAAGCCAGCTGCTGGCGTGCATCGACGCCACCACCCTGGCCGGCATCCGAGACCGGGCGCTGCTGCTGGTGGGTTTCGGGGGCGCGCTGCGGCGCAGCGAGCTGGTGGGCATTCATGTCGAACACCTCACTTGGCAGCCGCTGGGCGTGACGGTTCGCATCCCGCACTCCAAGACAGACCAGGAAGGCCGCGGCCAGACCGTCCCCGTTCTCAACGGCCGGCACTTCAAGCCGGTGGACGCGCTGCGCGAATGGCTCGCCGCCGCGGGCATCGACAGCGGCCCGGTGTTCCGCGCCGTCACCCGCACCGGCAAGCCGCGCAAGGCCGGACTGTGCGACCGCGCCGTCGCCAACATCATCAAGCACTACGCCACGCTCGCCGGCATCGATCCCGCCACCGTATCGGGCCACAGCCTGCGCTCCGGCTTCGTCACCAGCGGGGTGATGCACGACGCCAACATCTTCAAGATCATGGACGTGACGCGCCACAAGAACGTCCAGACCGTCCGCACCTACGCCCGCATCGCCGAACAGTTCAAGGACCACGCGGGCGCCGGCTTCATGTAGCCTTGGCCGCGCGCTGGGCCAGCTTGGCGCGGGCGTTCTCGCTGTGCGCCTTGATCTTGTCCGCGACGCGAGCGGTTGTCTCCCAGCGGACGACATTGAGGATAGTCTGTTTCCCATGGCGACGCTGCAGGTCAGGCGTCAGCGCCTGCTTGACCTGATCGGCCAGCTCCTCGCTATCCAGCATCGCCATGCCGCCCTCGCCGGCCAGGCGAAACGACGGGCCGACGAATACCTCGCCCTTTACGACCGCCTGAAACAGATTCAGCGGCGGATTGCGCATATCCAGTACGTTGACTGCGTAGTACAGGTGCCAAGCCATACTCCCTCCTTTTTCCTTTGCCAATCATGCCATATGGGTTTTTGGCTGGCAAAAGACCCTCGCGCGCCACGGCTCCATGCAGAAGATTTGAACGGTTGTACAATATTTTGTACAATCAAACTTCAGCAACACCACGCACCAAGCGATGAAGAGGAATGAACCATGAACGTCTTAACTTTTAGCGAGGCTCGCGCCAGCTTGAAGAAGGCCATGGATGATGTCTGCTCCGCGCATGAACCCACGGTTATCACCCGCACCCGCGGGGAACACGTAGTCATGCTGTCACTGGACGACTTCAACGGCATGCAAGAGACCTTGCACCTGCTCAAGAGTCCCAAGAACGCGGAACGCCTGATGTCGTCCATCGCCCAGCTCAAGGCCGGCCAAGCCAAGATTCGGGAACTCTCAAACCATGAGCAATCAGAAGTCCAAGAATAAGCAAGCCGCCAAGCAAGTCAGCCTGGCATTCACCGATGAAGCCTGGGATGACTACCTGTACTGGCAGCAGCATGACGCCAAGAAGGTGCAAACCATCAACGCCCTGCTGGAAGAGTGCAAGCGCGATCCTTTCCGCGGAACGGGCAAGCCCGAGCCGCTGGTAGGCAATCTGACGGGTTACTGGTCCCGCCGCATCGACAAGGAGCACCGATTGGTGTACCTGCCGGAAGACAGCTGCATCTATGTGTTGCAGTGTCGATACCACTACTGAAGCGACACATCGCCCCTGGGAGGCATGAAATGGACAGCACGCGGGAAGAAATGCTGGCAGAGCTGAAAGAGCTGCTTCAGCTCATGGATGTTGAGGATCTGAAGCAGCTCCAGCAGATCGCCGACTTGTTCGCGAGCGGCCAGCACGAAGAGGGGGTGGCGCTGGCAAGAAAAACCTTGCGCGATCGCGGAGCCGACGACAGCGTGCTTGATGCTTACCAGTGACGCCAAGTGAAAAAAAAGCCCGCCGGGCGGCGGGCTTTCAATAGCGGGTACTCAAATAGAGGAAAAACAAGAGAAACCGTCACGGGGAATGACAGCAATGGTATGGTGCCATACACAACCATACCAATCAATCACTTCTTGGCATGCCCCACGTTCAGCGCCAGCACGTCGGCCACGCGGCGCAGGGTGCCCACCACCTTGTCGTCCTTCTTGTTCGGGGTGATGGCGGCGACGGCGGACGCGGCGGAAATCACCGACGTCACCACCGGCAAAGCTTGCTGCAGCAGGTCCAGAAAATGAGCCATGGTCATACCTTTCTTGAGTGTTCGCGCTCCTGCGCCGGGTGGAAGCGCAAGAAGCCCTTGCACTTGGAAATCGGTCGGCGGCGGCGGCAGACTTCGTAGCCCTCGCGGCTGCCGTCGGCATTGGTGTTGCCCTCGATCGCCACCACCGCGTCGCCGTCAACGGACTCGACAATCCCGGTGTGGCCCAAGCCCTTGCCGTAGTCCAGGATCATCACGTCGCCGGGCGCCGGTCGGGCTTGGCGAAAGGCCGGCGACTCGTTCCATTGGCGCAACACCCCCCCGGTGCGGACCAGCGGATTGGCTACGCCCTGTTTATTCGCGGCCTGCTCGAACGCCCAATACACCAAGGCCATGCACCAGGGGGCCGGAAACTTGATGCCCACCGATGCCAGATACTGGCGCACCTCGGGGCCGGTATTGGAACCGGGCGGCGTTTCGCGCACGCCCAACTGGCTTTTCATCACCGCCAAAGCGGCCAACGGCAAAGAACCCATTTCGCTACTCTCCTTCTCGCATCGACAACAGCCGGCGCAGCTCCTCGATCACGGCGCTCTGCGCCTGGATCAACCTGTTGGCTTCGCGCTGCTCCAGCACCATTTCGTCCAGCTTGTGCTGCATGCCGGACATTTCGCGCTTCATGGCCAGCATTTCGTTTTCGACTTCGGAGAGGCGCAAGCTGGATGTCTCGGCAAGCTGCTGGGCGGCCAGCAGGTCTTGCACGGCGGCGTTGCGTTCGCGCACGGCGGTATCGGCGGCTTCGATGGCGCGGTCTCGCTCGGCCATCAGGTTCTTGATCAGGTCATGGGTGCCATCATCGGCGCGCCAGGCTCTGCGGATTTGTCGGACCACCACCACAATCAGGGCCGCAAAAGCAAAGAGACAGGCAATCAATGCGCCAGACGCTCCTGCGCCGCTGATCAGCATCCCGACCGCTTCGACGGTCAGGGGCATAAGGTAATCATCCTGCGTGGGTAAGAATTAGTTCGGTTTGGTGCCAAACCACTTTTTTTAATTTGGTTTGGTGCCAAAGCGCGCTATACTCCGCAGTATAAAACCAAATAGCGCCGCCAAAATCGTGATTTGCACGGGCAGCGCATGAGAAACATTCAGCGGAACTCAACTCATGATCATAGCCTTTGCCAACAGCAAGGGCGGGGTCAGTAAATCCACGACAGCATTCAACCTCGCGGTTACTGCCTCGCTGAAAAACGTGTCCACCGTTCTGGTGGATGGCGATATCCGCCAGCGTTCCTGCCTGAAGTTCAACGCGTTGCGCAACAAGTACGGCTTGCCCACGCTCAATGTGCAAGAAATCATCACCGCCCCGGACAGCCCGGCCGACGCATTCGGCGCGGGCATTGTCGAGCTATCCACGCAACACGAGCTGGTGGTGGTGGATGTCGGCGGTTACGACAGCACCGAGCTGCGGCAATGCTTGCTGGTGGCGGATATCGTGGTGGTCCCCACCCAGACCAGCCAGGCCGATCTGCAGGAATTGCCGGAAATGCTGGGCCATATCCAGGCAGTGGAAGCCTTGCTTGGGCGCCCGCCGGTTGTCCGCACCCTGATCACCCGCGCGTACACCAACACCTTTGTGCGCGATTGGGAGAAAGGCCTCGACACCATCGGGAAATACCCGGCTTTGCTGCAATACATGCCGCCGCTGCCGGTCATTCTCTATGAGCGCCAGGCTTACCGGGAGGCGCTGGAGCAAGGCAAGTCGGTCACAGAGTTGCAAGGTTCGCGGGTAGGCGACGTCAAAGCGGCAGACGAAATCAATCGTCTTTTTGAAACCCTCTTCGCAGGAGCGAAATAACCATGGATCTGACCCCACTCGGCGGCAACAGCCACGCAGCACAAGAAAAACTCGAAGCTCTGGCCAAAGGCAAGGGCTGGAGCACCCAGCTTCCCAGCGGCACCCAGCGCGCGCCTTACCATTGGGAAATGCCCTACGCCAACCCGCAAATTCCGCGCGCCATCAATATTCGCTCCATGCAACCGCTGATGGCCAAGTTGGACGTTCTGATCGGCATCCGCGCCATTCGCTCCAAACTGTCGTTCTGCGAAGAAGCGCTGGAGCAGGCCGCCGACAAGCTGCTGGAAGAAAATTGGGACCGCGTGCTGGAATACATGGCCAGCCATGAACCCGTCGTTCCCGGCGATCCGAATTCGCCGAAGGTGCCGCGAGGCTCGCAGACCCGATAGCCATGGCCATCGACAAGGGCAAAGAGCTGCTTACGCCGGGACTGCTGCAACGAGTCACCGACGCCGCGGCCAAGAAACAAACCCAGCAATTGGAGCTTCCCATCTGGGGAGACCCGTACCGGGCGATGCCGAACGAGCTGGTTCGTTCGGCGCTTTTCGCCGTGCGCGACAAGCGCGCCGCCCGCACTTACGTGAAAAACCACGAAGTCGCCATGATCGGCAAGGGCAAGCTGTTCTATACCGGCGAAGAACTCAGCCAGGACGATGAAACCGTGTGGATGCACTTGGTCAATCTGGCGCGGGAATCGGGCATCAACACCACAGTCAAGTTCACGCCCTACTCGTTCAACAAAGCCATAGGCTGGACCACCAACCAAGCCGGCTACAAGCGGCTGCGCGAGAGTCTGGACCGGCTCAAGTTCGGCGGCATCACGCTGGTCAATCAGCGCATCACCGAAAACGGCATCCAGATATCCGAAGCCGGCGGCCTGTCCATTTCGCTGCTGCGCCGCTTCACTTGGCAAGGCCCGGACGGCGCCCCGGCGACGGTTTACACCGCCGAGCTGGAACGCGAAGCGGCGGTGCTGTTCTCCGGCGGCTACTTCTCGCTGATCAACTGGACCGAGCGCCTGGCGCTGCCCACCGGGCTGGCCACCTGGCTGCACAGTTTCTTCGCCAGCCACCGCGAGCCGATACCGCTGAAGATCAGCCAAATCCGCCTGGCTTGCGGCGCGGCCACCCCCGGCCCGCAGTTCAAACGCAACCTGAAAAAAGCCATGGGCGAGCTGCAGAAGGTCGGCGCGATATCGTCGTTTGAAATCGCAGGCGATATCCTGACCGTCACCCGCAACAAGGCATGACTCAAAACAGAGTCCGTTGGATTGTCGGCCGCAGGGGTCTGTTTTGAGTCACGCCCACTCTGTTTTGAGTCATCCATTTTTCGTTGCGAACCCCTTGTACGCGGCGCGTCGCCATGTTGGCGGCATCAGCCGGGGGAGAAGTTCATACAAAAACGCGGGCAGACTCTGTTTTGAGTCATCATTTTCGGGGCCGGCGACGCAGCAACAGGCACGGATCAACTCTGTTTTGAGTCATCTGCCTGTCTGAGTTGAGTCATTCCCGCTCTGTTTTGAGTCACAGGCTATCGTTTTTGAGTCACGCGGGGGTCTGTTTTGAGTCATTCAGGGGGTCTGTTTTGAGTCACCGCATACTCTGTTATGAGTCATGGCGATAGGCCTGAAACCCAAGACTGGCAAGGGTTTCAGACCTCTCTAACCAATGTAACCAGTTTTTAACCAGATTTAACCAAAACCCTTAATCGGTGTTGAACTGGTCCACCTCCCTCACCACGCCCTGATAACGCTTGGAACCGATCTGGCCGCCCTCCTCCTTGCTCACTCCACGTTTCAAGTTGCGCAGGGAGCGCACCAAATCCCCGCGCCGGATCCTCAATTCCGGATGCTGCCGGTTCCACTTGGCGATTTCGGCCAGCGCGTCACGAGTCTGATCCTCATCGCCATTCAGCTTGCCTGCCACCCAAGCCTTGGACAAATCCGAACGCCTGGAAGCCAGATAGCCCTGTGCTTCGCGGATGGTCCGGATCTCGGCGTTCTTCTCCGCCACCTCCGCCGGAGAAAATCCCATCGCCTGAACTGCAACCTGGTAAGCGTTGGCATCGCCTCGCTTCACCGTCGCCAAGCCATCCACCACCCGGATATCCTCCCTCGCATAGCGCGCAGACTTTAACAGGTCAGCAGCAAACTTGGGCAAGGCCGCCTCCGCTGCTCGGTGATAGTGTCCGCGGCTAGCTAGATCGACCGATCGCGCATAGTTCACCAACGAGCCAAACGCTGCACCACCTACCATCTGTATAAAAGCCTGCTCCAGCCAGCCCTTGGCGGTATTGTTACGTGGCCCGGTTTCCACGTCACGTATCAACAAATCATTCATGCTAATTCGGTTGGCGACATCCACGCCCAAGGTCCGCAGTAAACCCTTGTCCAGCAGCTCGGCCGCCGTTTTGCTACCCGTTATATCCACCAGAAAGGCTCGCAGCTCAGCGCGCCAATCAAACGGCTCGTCATCATCATGGAAAAAGCCGGACATCATCGCCTCCATCATCGCCATGCCTAGCATGACCCCGCCAGCGGCCACTACCCTCGAACCACTGGCCTTGTAGGCTGCAGCGCCGGCAACGCCCGCAGCCAGCGGCACAAGCGGCAAACTGGACAGCCCGGCAAAAGCGGTCTGCAAGGCCAGCGTCCGTACCAGAAAGCGGCAGGCCATTTTGCGTTCGGCCTGGTTCTTGCCGGTCATGGCCAAAGCCATATTGCGCCCCACTCGGTACAGCGCATTGATGGCAAAGGTATGCAGCATGCCAATCACCCGCCCAGGATTACTCATCAGGATGCGCGGACGGTTAGAAAACGCATAGTTGAACTGTGTCTGGTCCAGCACATAGGCCGCATAGTTCTGGGCCTGCTCCGGACTCATGCCGTTTTCCCGCGCTAGTTCATACGCTGCCAGCGCAGTTATCTGCCGGTTGGCTGCTTCGGTGACATGGGAAAACACCCCCATATAACGCCCCACCCAATCAAACCCGCGGCTGAACACATTGCGCCCTGGTGCTTGCGATGCACCACCGGCGCGTGCCAGATCCAGCGCCATGGTCATATCCAGCTTGCCGCGCAAGGTCATCATCTTCAACAGGTCACGCTGCTCACGGTTAAGGCCAGTCAGCTTGCGCACATCAAAGCGATTTTCCCCGCCGGGCTTCACCCCCGCCTTACCCACCAGTGCCGTAGCACGAGACAGCGCCGCCGTAGCCTTGCCGTCGCCAAAGCGCGCCGCCAGTGTCGGATAGGTCAGTAGTGGCACCTGCGTCAGGTTAAGTATCCCCTGCGACAGCGAAAAGCCGAGGAAATTGAACATACCCAGCTGGGTAATGGCATTGGCTATCGGGTTGGCCCGGAAAGTGCGCGCCTTGTCCGCTCTCTCCTCCATTTCGTCCACCACCTGGGCGAATTCGTTGACGTTTTCCTGATCGGCCGCCGCCTGTTTGCGCGCCCGCCTCAGTTCCTTGTCGATGCGGTCCTGATACTCCAGATTGGCGATGTGCGACGCCAGCGAAGATTGCGCTCGGACAAAGGCTCGAATCGCGTCGCGGGAAAACCCCGGCACCGCGCGGCGGTGCTTGTAGTGCTTGCGGGCGCTGGCCGGCGGCAGCGCCTCGATCAGCATCTGGTTGATGTCGTCCAGCAAGCCGGCGTGCTCCTGGGCGCTCAAGCCCATCTCCTCCAGCTTGCCCATCACGGAGGCGGCGAACTGCGTCAGTTCCGGCCCGCTGTCGCTGCCCGGCTTGCGCCACGCCGCGCGGTCCAGCTTCACCGAGTCGAAGCCGCGTCGCTTCAAGTCTTCGGCCATGGCCTTCTGCTCGGCTTCGGTTTCGGCGGACAGCACGATCTTGTCTACCGGCTTGTCGTCGCCGCCGATGCGGTGAGCAATCACCAGGTAGTCGCCAAAGCGCGCCAGCGGGAAATACGGGCCTTCCCCCTTGTTCCGGTCGAAAGACTGGCGCAGCTGCAACACCATGCGCTGGCGCTGCGTCGCCGGAATGTCTTCCACCCGGTCGATACGGTCGGCCAGCGCCTGAAACATTTCCTCGCTGCGCTGCTCGTACAAGTCGCGCACCTCGCGGTACACCTCTCGCGCCTCCTCGGGCAGGCGCTGCCAGTCGCGCGACAGCTGCTCGTGTTTGTTGACCCACTCCGGCCTCCAGCGCTCGCGCGGCTCCTGATCGGGGTGGATCCCCCAGATCGTCGCCTCATGCATCAAATCGGCCAGCGTGTCCGCTGTCTTGCCCGGCAATGCCTGCCAGCGGCGGAATACCTCGTCCGCTTCGCTCTGCATCTGCTGGCGGCGGCCGTCCAGACGTTCTCCCAGGCGCTGCGCGGTAAACAGCGCAGGCATGGACTTGCGGTACAGCTCCACCACCGCATTGCCTGGCAGGGCCGACAGCGCCGGCCGCAAACCCTTCAGCCCCACATCGCGCAAACGCTGGGCCCAGGACGGCGACAGCTGTTGCAACCGCTTTTGCACGTCGAATCCCAGCGCGATGTTCTCGTCCCGATTGGCGAACATGTCCTTGTCGTCCGGGTAAGTCGCCAGAGGAATCCGCGGCGGGGTGTCCGCAATCGAGAATTTACCGTCCTCGAATGAGGCTGTGACGTTGACATCATCTGGCAGTTTGTTTATCGTTTTAGCTGAGGTTCGACTAACTTCCTCCGTGGACAATTGGAGTCCGAAGGCACGAAGTTTTTCGAACCTCTTTGCATTCCAGTACCGCAACAAGCCTCTTTCTTGCCAATCCGCGAATATCTGCTTTGCCCGGTCTTTGCCGTAGATGCTGGCAACCTTGTTGATCTCTTGCCGATTGCGCAGCTTATTCAAGTGAATAGCTACAATCACCGGACTCCCATTCGCGTCCTGTAACTCCGTCACCGCCACCAGCGCGTCCTGTTGCGTCCCCGATTGAAAAACCGCCAAAGGCTGCTGCAGCGCATAGGGAACCTGGCTCAACAGCTCGGCATTCAAGCCATGGCCGTCATGCCGCTCCGACTCGTTCTTGACCAGCTGGAACAGCTTTTTCACGTCGGTAATCATCAACGGCAGCGCCGGCGCGCCGGCTTGTCGCAGCGGCTCGGGGGTCATGCCCAGCGCAATCGGCTGATTCGATAGATGCCGGCTGCCGTTGGCAATCGCCGTGGCGATCCGGCGCAAGCGGTCTGAAGCCTGCTTCACCTCGTCTTCGCCAACCGAATACGCCCCCGCCAGCGCCATGCCGCGGAAGCCATCCCGCATGCTGCCCTGGCGCTGCGCGCGCGCCGCCTCCTTCAGCGCGGCGATGGACAGCGCCCGCAGCTGATCGGGCGTCACCCGGCCCAGCTGGCGCCCGAAGCGGCGCAGCAAGAAGGCTTTCGCCGCGCCGATCAGCCTGTCCGCCCACATGCGCCAGGTGCGGGGCGCTTGTTCCGCCAGCTCGATGGCGTAAGCCCCCAGCTCCTCCGCCGCGTTCATCGGCGCGCCGGCCTCCAGCGCCCCGTTCACCCGTTCGCGCGCCTGCGCGAACAGCTCCCCCGTCCGCCCGCCGGAGCGTTCGGCCTGCTGGCGCAATACCTCCAGCTGCGACAGCAGCTTGGCCCACTGCGCCTCGCCCAACATCGGCCGCACCGAACTGTGGAACATTTCGTGAACCAGCACCGGCATCAAGGTGTCGGCGCTCAGGTTGCCGGTTACCAGATGGATGGTGCCGTCCGCTGTCGTGATGCCCTGTATCGCCCTGGGCGTCATGCCCTCCGGCGTGTTGCGGGTGCGCACCATCTGGTGAAGCTGGATGCGCTGGCTTTCCAGCAAGGGAGCGATGAACGCGCCCAGCGGGCCGGCTTCCAGCTGGGCGCGGGCTTGCTCCACGCGCATGCCGGCCGGCGGCGCTTCCGTGCCTTGGGAATAGCGCAAGCCCTTGAACACCGCCCCTTGCGACCCCTTCTCCACCAGCTCGCGGCCATGCTTCAGCAGCAAAGCCAGATCGGATTCGCCCAGCTGAGACAGCCGGGCAAAACCCTTGTCGCGCAGCCACTGGCGGAACGCGCCCAAAACCTCCAGCAGACGTTGGCGCATGCCCGGTTTGCCGCGCTCGGCCAGCCTGGCATACAATTCATCCAGCATGACAATGTCGCGCACGATCAACGGCGTACCGGCCAAGGCCAAGGGGCGATCATAGTCGCGCAGCACACCGTCAAGCTGATGGCGCTCCGCAATGCGCATGATTTTTTCAAAACCAAGATGCTGGGCAAAGCGGTGTTTGAAGCGTTGGCGTTCACCCTTGGCATCGCCTCCCAAGCGATCCAGCGCGTAATGTCCCAAGACCTCATGCAGCAAGGTGGTTTCGACTTCGGCCAGGTTGGCGTGATTGCCGGCAATCAGATAAATGGAGTTCGTTCTATGGTCATATACGCCTTGGGCATTCTCGGCATCGCCGCCCTGTTTCTTGGCGTCCGCGAGTACCGCCGCCGGAAGCGAGTCGAAGCGATCTACAACGACTGGATTCGGGAGTTCCCGGAATTGGCTGGCCCACGAACGGACGAATCGCTCGACCTCTCCGAGGTAATCATCGTCAACCCGCCCAAGCTCCGGGGTAACACTCCCCCCAAGCCCGCTCTGGATGGCTTGATCATTCCGATCGAATCCCAGCGAGAATGACGCGCCGGCCGCATCCAGCTCGGCCACCTTGTCCACCACCACCAGCCGCGCGTGGGCGCCGGTCGTCACCGGCAAGGACGGGTCTTCGAAGCTGCCGGCCGGCAGCTTCTCGGACGTGCCGCCCACTTGCTCCAGCCACTCGCGGAAAGCCTTGGCCTTTTTGTCCTGGCCGAAAAACACCCCCTCGCCCATGATGGCCACCAGCCGGCCGCCCGGCTTCAGCATCCCGTAAGCGTGCATGACGTGCTCGGCGTCGCGGCGGTCACTGAACGGCGGGTTCATGACGATCCGGTCGTAGCCGCTGCCCACGCCGCGGCGCTCCACCCCCACCAGCTCGGAAAAGTTGTACTTGCCCAGCGTGCGCGCTTCGCTTGCCGGCTCGTCGCTCACCAGCCGCACCCGATCAGACCCCATGCCGCCCTGGCCGCGCAGGATGCCGCGGGTGCCGTCCGGCGCTTCCATCAAGTCGCCGTAGGTGAAGCCGCGTTCGGCGTGGTTGGCGTCGTTGAAGGCCAGGAAGTCGTCGCCGACCAGGTTGAAGCCCTTGGCTTCCAGCAGCTCGCGGCGCGCGGGCGACAGCTCCACCACCTCCGGGTCCGCGCCGGCGGCGCGGATCGCCTCGGCGATGTGGCCCATGCCGGCGGATGGCTCCAGCACCCGCATGCCCGGCTCCAGCTCGGCCGCGTCCAGCATCTGCCGCACCGCCTCCGGCCCGGTGGGGAAAAAGTCCAGCCCGTCTTTCTGGCGGCCCACCATGGCGCGCTCCAACTGCTTCACCTGATCCGGCGCGGCCGGCGCTTCGCGCAGGCCGATGTACTCGCGCAGGGCGGCGCGCAGCTCCGTGGCGGTTTCGATGCCCATGCCGGCCAGCCTCTTGAGCTGTTCGGCGGTGGTCAACAGACCCTGGGCGCGATGCTGCAGCGTCGGATGCTGGCGGATCTTGTCTACCAGCTCGGCGGCGAAGTCGCTATTCAGCGCGACGCGCTTGTCCTGCGCCTGCCAGACGCCGGCCTCGGCAGCCGCCTGCGGCGACAGGATCACCGCGTTTTCGCCGCGCTTGATCGGCAAGACGATGGCCTGGCCGCGCTTGTCGCTGCGCGCGATGGCGCGTTCCGCCGCCTCGCGGTTGGAAAACACGGCGGGCTTGCCGTTGTCGAGGCGGAAGCCGGACACCTTCAGCAGATTGTCCCGCGCGAAGGCGAGGTAATCGTCCGTCACATCGTTTGCGCCCTTCTGCAGACGCTCGCCCAGCTGCTTGCCGCCAGGCAGCGCGGCCAGCTGGCGGCCCAGCGCGGCCAGATCCTGCCGCCAGCCCGTGTACGTCGGCCACTCGGCATGATCGGCCACCTCCGGCGTGATGGGGTCGTCGCGGTGGCGGTCCCAATTCGCGCCGTGCTTGGCCTTCAACGCATTCCATCGCGCCAGCGACAGGTGTTTGTCCAGCGCTTCGATCTGCACCTTCTGCCGCACCAGGTTCAGGAACTGGATGTCGCCGGACTCGATGCCGTCGGCCAGGCGGCGCATGGTGGCGGCTTCCGCCTTCTGCGCGCTGGCCTGCGCCTCCGCCGCCGCGGCGAAACGGGCGCGCCGCGCGGTATTGGCTTTGCGATCGCGGGACAGCGACGCATCGGCCAACTCGTCCAGCCGCGCCGCCATCGCGCGCAGGCGCTCGGCGGCGCTCTGGCTCTTGTCGTCGTCGAATGCGTCGCCGCGAGCCGTCACCGCCTCCTGCGCCGCCTGGCTGTCGCCTTGGGCCAGCTGGGCGAAGGCCTCGGCGCTGGCGCGGTCGCGGAACTGGAAGCCCGGTATCGCGCCCCCACCGCGGTACTTGCTGTAGTAGCCGCCCATGCGTTTGGCCGCGGCGTTCAGCGTGTTGTAGCTGTCGCGATCCACCCGCTCGTCCAGCTGCACCACGAACAAGTCATGTCCTTGCTTCGTGTGCTTGGTTTCCAGCACCTGCGCGCCGGTCTTCTGCTTGGCGGTGGCAACGGCGTTGCGCGCGGCCTGCTGGCGCGTGACGCGCGCGCTGCGGGTATGCTCGGCTTCCAGCTCGTCGTAGCGGGCGCGCTGCGCCGGCGTCAGCGACAGATAGGCCTCGCGTGGACTCAGCTCGTTCTCGGCCCGGCGCTGGCGCAACAGGTCGCGGTAATCGTCCAGCGTCTGCGGGTCGGCCAAGCGGGCCGTCCGCGCCTCGCGCTCGGACTCCCTTTCTGCCTTGTCTTTGGCCGCGCCCTCGGCGAAGGCGCGCACGTCGGCGTCGGTCAGCGACGCCACCTGCTCGCGTACCTTGGCTTCATGCTCTTGTTTCTTGCGAGCGATATCTTCGCCGAAGGTGAAGCTGAAACTCGGGTGCTCCTTGTCCAGCAGCAGGCGCGCCAGCGTGTTCTCACGTACCTTGCGGATCAAGTCGGCTTTCTTGTCGCCGGGGTGCGCGGACCAGCCGGCCAAGCGCTGCAGCTGGGGAACCTTCAGCTGCTGCAAGGTGGCGGCCAGGCCTTCCGGCGCGGCCAGCAGGTCGAAGGCCTGCAACACCTCCGCCGCGGTAGTGTTCTCGCCGCTCGCCAGCCCGTTCCACCAGTCGGCGAAATCGTCCCATAGCGCGCTTTGCAACGGGCGGCCCGCGGGCGCGTCTTCGGTTTGGCGGTCTGCCGGCTCGGCCTTGCCGGTCTTGTCCGGCGGCGGCGCGTCGGTCAGCAGCTCGCGCACGGCCTGATTGGCTGCAGCGTCGTCCAGGTCGATGTAGTAGCTGTCTTCTACCGCTTCTTCGATCTGCTCGGGCGTCACCCCGGCTTCAATCGCCTGGCCGATCAGCGCGGGGTCAAGCCGGTCGAACTTGTTGGCCACCGCCATGGCGGCATGATCGTGCGCGTTGTTGGCCATGAAGAAACCGTAGCTGAAGCCTTCCGGGGTGACGCTGCGCGCGTTCTTGGTAGCCTGGCTCTTGCCGCCGTACAGCCGGTGCATCTTGCTGCCTTCCGTCGGCTCTACCGGCGCGACGGGCAAATCTCCGTTGAAGCGGCCCCAGATCAGCGTTTTCTTGGTATACGGGTCGCCCAAGTGGTTCGGGTCGAAAGACAGCCGCCACGGCGGCAGGCCGCCCAGCTCCTCGATGCGGCCTACCGGGTTTTCCAGCGCCCACACCGCCGGCTTGAAATACTCGATGGTCCGTAAGGTCTGATGCACCAGCTTCACGCTGGCTACGGTGCGGCCGTCGGCGTCCTTGGCCGCGAAGTGGCGGGCGCCGGAAACGGCGAAGTCGGTGCAAGGGCAAGCGGCCAGGATGGCGTAAATGTCCTTGCCCTCGAAGTCGCCGAACCAGTCGCCGAAGAAGTCGGAAGAGAAGTTATTGACGTCGCCGACTTGCGGATCCGCCTGGATGTCGAAGCGGTATACCTGATAACCGGCTTCCTCCCAGGGACGGGACCATTCGCCGGACAGATCGAACAGCGACAGCACGATCTTGTCGCTGTTGGCGCTGCGGATGGCCGGGTCCGCGCCTTGCGCCTTGGCGTGCGTCTTCCATTCAGCAATGCGGGCCTTGGCCTGCGCCGGGGTCATCCAGCCGTGTTCTTTGTGATAGACCTTGGCCTTGTCGTTCAGCCTGACGATATCGCTCTTCTTGGGCGGCTGGAACACGTTGGAAACCGGGTGGTCGCCGTCCATCATCGCGGCCTGCGCCTGATTGAACTCGGCGACGATTTCCGACAGCTCGCGGTCATCCACGCCTTGCACATGCTCCGGGGCGGTGGCGTTGGCCAGCTTGCCGGCGTTGTCGCCGGCGGCAGCCTGTTCCCCGCCCGCAAGCAACTGCGCCACGCGCTGGCCCAGGGCGGAGCGCGGCCCCACCACGGCGGCCAAACCCTTCAAATCCTGCAAGGCCTTGTCGGCCCGCTCGACGGCTTCACGCCGGGTGGCGTCGTCCATATCGTCCAGCAGCGCCATCATGTCCTTGTTGGCCCACTTGCGGGTGTCCTTGGCGGTTTCTACCCGACCATTGCGCAAGTCGTCGGCAATCGCCCCGGCGGCGCGGGCGAATTTGACGATGCGCTGGCGGTGGGCCTGCCCGGCCGCCTTCTGCTGTTCCGCCTCGATCTGCGCCGGGGTTCTGGCCTGCCGCACCGCTTTCCCCACAGCGCGCTGGAGGCGGCTCACCTTGCGGGCGAATTCGTCCTGGGCGTCCTCGTAGGCGCTGCCGGTGCGGGCCGCCTGCCGGCTGTTGAAATTGTTGCGGCCGGCCACATGCCAGCTCACCGTTCCCTCGCGTACCCGCGCCAGCGCCAGCGCCGCGTCAATGTAGCCGCGGCGGTAATCGTCCATCGCCGCGTCGAAGGCCTGGCGCTGGGCCTCGGTTTCGATCAAGGGTTCGACTTCGTTCTGGATCTGCTCGATGGCGCGCGTGAACGCCGCCTCTTCGACCTTGGCCGCGCTGCTGCCGTTGTGGCTGATGTTGCGGTAGGAGTCGGCAATTTGCCGGGTAGGGAAATCGGAGGCGGGATTGGCCGCTGGCGTCGGGGTGGCGGCGGGCGTCGTCGGCCGCAATTCGTAGCCGCCTGCCACCGCCACGGCTTCGTGGCCGGGATGGCGCGCCAGTTGCAGCTTGGCCACGCCCAGCGACTTGAAGGGCTGCCCGGACTTGGCGCGAATGCCTGTCGGCGCGGGAGAGGCGGGCGGATCGGCCGCGGGGGCGGCTTGCTGGGCAGGCGGGTGCGCGGGTTGCGCTTTGGGCGCAGCGGGCGGCGCGTCGAACAGGCCGCCTTGGCCGCGGGCGGCCAGCTCGTCATGCGTGGCGTCGCTGCCGGTGAGCACAAAATCGCTCACCTCGGCATCGGTCTGGCGCTTGCGCTCGGCGGCCTGCTCCTCGCGTTTGCGCTGGGCTTCGGCCTCGCGGGCCGCGGCCTCGCGCCGGCTTATTTCGGCTTGGTCGTAGCTTTCGAGGAAGCTTGGCGCTGGTTCCTCGCGCTGTTCGCCGCGATCCGGTGCAGCGCGTCCAGTACCTTGATCTGGCTGCTTTCCGGCAGGGCTTTCAGGCTGGCCAGCGCTTCTTTCACGCTCGGGGTTTTGCTCATTGAGATTTTGCTCCAGTGCTTGGATATAAGCGGCATGCGGCTGATCGGCCGTTTGCTGCGCCAGCGTTTCCAGCAGGCTTTCCACCTGATCGGCATCATAGCGGCTTTGCAAAGCCGCCACCATGGTTTGCAACTGCTCGGCTTCGGCGTCGGTGAGGCGTTCGGTTTCCGCTGCCACCAGCTCTTCGTCCGGCAGCCAGGCGCGCGCCGGGCCATCCAGCAAAGGATCATGCGCCAGGGCGGGGTTGAACGGATCTACGTCCACGTCCGCGGCGTCGGCCGCCGCTTGGGTCTGGCCCGCGGCCCGCGCTTCCTGTTCCAGCCGCGCGGCGTGCTTGGCGTCTTTGCCGAACGCCTCGTACAGATCGTTGATGTCCGAGCCGGGCGGCAGATAGCCCAGCTCCTCCAGCGCTTCGCGCGCGTGGTCCAGCGTCAGCCCGGTGCCGCCCGTGCTGCGGAACAGGGGCTTGCCGAACACCCGCGAGCGCTGCCCTTCCACCAGCGTCTTGCCCCACTCGCTCAAGGCCTGGTCCTTGCGCAGGCCGCCCAAGCGGGCGATGGCGTCCCGCACGCTGTCGCGCGTTACGTCCACCTGCCGCGCCTTGGCATGCCAGTTGCCGGGCGCGCGCGCCGGCGGATTCGGCGCGGCGGCAGGCGCTGCCGGGGCCGCCGCTTGAACCGGCTCAGGCGCGGGCGACGGCATCGGCTGCGCCGCCGGCGCCGGTTGCGCTGCCGGTTTGGCCGGCGCGGCCACCTTGGACGGGTCGGCGCGGTAGGCCTTGTATCCGGCCAGCAGCTGGCGGCGCACCTCCTCGCGGGTGATGTCGGGAACGCCAGCCTTCTTGGCCAGCTGATAGAACTGCTGCGGGCTGCGTGCCTTGTCGGCGAGCGGCTTCAGCTCGGCGGGCAGCACGGCGGCGGGACGGCTCGCTTTCTCCGGCGCGGCCGACTCGCGTTTCTCTGGCACCAGCGCGGCCACGTCCATTTCATTGGGCAAGGCTCGTTCGGTTTCGGCTGGCGCGTGGAAGGCCTCGCGCGCCGCCTGATAGCGCTCGATGCGCTGGCGCTCCTCCGGGTGGGCTTCGGTTTCGCGGAAGCCCTGGCGGCGCAGCTCGGCGGCGAAGGCCATCCCCGGATGGCGCACTTCCGGGCGCGACAGCACGCGGTCCAGTATTTCAGCGCGCTGCGCCCGGCTGCGCGCCTGATCGGCGGCGGCCACGCGCGCGTCGCTATCGGCCAGCGCGCCGTCGATATCCGGCTTGACGGGTTTCGGCGCGCGTTCGGCCAGTTGGAACGGCGCGGGGCTGGCCACCGTGACGGGCTTGTCGCCCAGCGTCGCCTTGGGCGGCGCTTGCCATTCCGGCGCGGCCCGCCGCGTCGGGGCGGGCCGCTCCAGCCGCATGTCGCCGCCGCCGTCCAGCGGCACCAGATAGCTGTCGCCCAGGTTGTCCACCACCTGGGCTTCGCCGTTGTCGGTCAGGCGCTCGACCAGCACCTCTTCCGCGCCGTGCGGGGTGTGCAGGGTGAGGATTTCGCCGGGCTGGAAGGGTTCGGGCGCGGCGGGAACCTCTGCGGTGGTCGCGGCGGGCGCATTGCCGCCCTCTTCCGGCAGGTAAGGGTCCATGTCGGCCGGCGGGCGGTCCACCTCCTCGGTTTGCGCCGCGCCGGGGCGGGTAGCCGGTGCCGGCATGGCGGCGGCGGCCTTGGCCGCCACCCGCGCCAGCGGCCCGCCGGCCTTGGCGAAGGCCTCCGCCGTGGCCGCTTGGTAATCGTGTTCAGGCTTCAGCGGCGCGCCTTGGGCGCGCAAGGCGTGGACGCCTTCGCTGACGGTGCCGATAACGCCGCCGCCTATGCCGCCCTTCAGAGCGGAATCGATCACATCGTCCAGCAGCTCGGGGGTGAACAGCTTGCGGCCGTCGGCATGGCTCACCGCCGCGTTTTCGATGATGGTTTGCAAGCCTTCGGTGCCGGCTTCCACCAGGAACTGCTTGCCGGCTTCCGCGCCCAGGCGACGGATGACGTGGCCGGCCACCTGATCCACCACCGGGCCGGCAATCGCACGCAAGGCCATCACCGGCTGGATGGTGTCCAGCAGGCCGGCGACCGCGCCGTAGCCCAATGCCAGGCCGCCGCGTTTCTGCCCGGTCTTCTCATAGATGTCGCCCATGATCGAGCCGGTTTCCATCCCGGTGGAAGCTAGCCCGGTTCCCGCAGCGGCGCGCGCCATTATGTGGCGCTCCACTGCCTTTACTGCCGCTTTCTCTGCCGCCGCCCGGCCCACCTTCTTGGCCATCTGCTCGGCGACGATTTTGGTCACCATGGCTTCCGCCCCTTGTCTCGCGGCGATAAGACTCGCACCGCCGGTCACAAGAGAGGGCAGGAACATCGGCAGGTTTTCCATCACCGCCTCCACCGCGTAGCGGCCAGCGTCGCCCAAACTGCCGATATTCTTGTAGCTGCCGATGACCGAAGGGTGGTCGATGTCGTTGCGGCGGCTGGTCTCGATGTAGTCGCGCAAGGCGGCGTCGGCGATGCCGTCGGCCCCGGCGATATCCGCGGCGGCGGCCACCAAGCCCGAACCCATCGCCTTCAGGTTGCCCATGCCGCGGCCGAAGTCGTTGGCGATCTGGTTGGACAGCGAACGCTTGGCTGCCGCCAGATTGCGCTGGCGAGTGTCGGCCTTGTTCTGCTCGGCGGTCTGGGCGCGCCGCGCGATGGCGTCGGCGCCCATGTCCGGCAGCAGCGATTGCCGGCGTTGCGCCGCCAGCGCGTCGCCCAGCGCCGGACCCAACAGCGCGCGGGCGCGTTCGTTGGAAATCCCCGCTTGCGCCGGGGCTGGCGCGCCGCCGCCGGCATAACCGGCCATCGCCTGTCCGGGGCGGCGGTCAAGGGGCGGGTTGATCGCGGCTGGAGCGGTCTCGCCGCGCAGGCTGCGCAGCTGCTCGCCGTAACCGAACACGCCCAGGCCTTCGCTGGCGGGGAGCGTCGCCGGCTTGGCGGCGGCTTGGGCGGCCAGCGCCTGCGCCGTCGGGTTGGCGATGCCGCGGGTGGCCGGGTTCTGGTAATACTCGGCGCGCTTGTCGGCGGCGGCCTGCTCGCGGCCGGCCTCGCGGCGCTGCACGGTGGCGGCGTCCTGCGCCGCCTGCTCCTGCTGGTACTGGTCGAACAGTTCCGCGGCGCGGCGCAGCACCTTTTTGCCGTAGTCCTCGGTTTTCGGCCCCCACTGCGCCCGATCCGGCCCGGCGTGATGCTCCATCACCGCGTCGCGCATGGTGTAGCCCTTGGCCAAGCGCTCCTTGATCTGGTTGGCGGCGGCATAGATCGAGTCGCGGGCGTCCATCGGGTTGATGCCCAGATTGGCGGCGGTGCCATCCAGATACTGCATCAAGCCCTTGGCGCGGCCCCACTTGGTCGTCGGCCCCTGGGCGGCGGTTTGATGGCTGCTCTCGGTGTAGCCCATCGCCATCAGCACATTGGCCGGCACGCCGGTATCGCGGGCGGCTTGGTCGTAAATCTGGCGCAGCTTGGGCGGAGCCATCGGACTGGCTTGCGGCTCGGGGGCGGCCGGCGGCGCGCTCACGGGCGCGGGCGCGGCGTCCAGAGTGCGCAGCAGCTGATTGATTTCGGCGTCGGATTGAGCCTCCGCGCGGGCCAGGCTGGCGTCAAATGCGCCGCTGCCGCCGTCCAGAAAGGCGTTTTTCATAATGTCCCCTGAATGAAAAAGCCCGCTTGCGCGGGCGGTTGGTTGGCTTCAGCGCTGGGCGCGCGGATCAAACAACGGAGGCAAGCCCTTAGATGCTGTATTGGGTTGATTCGGTATGGTTTGGTATGGTGCCATTTTGCCGCCGGACACGCCACCGCTTCCCACGCCCGTGGCGGCCAATTCCTGATTGATGCGCGCGTTCTTTTGCGCCGGGTCCATCTGGGCAAAGCCCTCCTCGTTCTCCATCAGCTGGCGGTAAATCTGCATGCGGGCGCTATCCGGGTTCAGCGGCCGCGGGGTTTCCTGTCCATGCCTGAATTGCTCGCGGATATCGTCCTCGCTGAAGATGCCGGAGGCGCGCAAGTCGCGGATCTTGCGGCCGGTCTCGCCCGGCAGCGCGTCGCGCGCCTGCGCTTCGGTGATGTTGTTTCTCGATCGGGCGTCTTCCACGGCCAGGCTGTTGCCCAGCTCCAGTTTCTTTTTCACGACTTCGTGCTTCAGCTTCTGGCTGCCTTCGGCCAGGCGCGTGGCCGCATCGGCGGCAGACTTCTCCTGCTGGCGCCGGCGGGACCAGTCCAGCTCGAAAAACTGCGGCTCGGACAGCGCGCTCAAGCCCAGCTCGCGCACCGCGTCGCGGTCGATGAACTGGCTGAACGTCTGGTCGCCGCGTTGCAGCTTGACGTTGAAGCCCAGCACATTGTTCTTGGCGTCGCGCACCACTTCCTTGCTCAACGGCGTCACGCCGTCGTCGTATTGCGAATACAGCTGCATCACGCCGTCGGCCGCGCGCTCGAAGTCGCCCATCTGCGCCGCCCGGTACGCGCCGCCCCAAATCTTCAGCCGCTTGTTGGCGTCGTCCTTCTGCATCCACTTGTTCCATGCCTCGGCCTTGTCGGCGTCGCCCTGCTCCACCAGCTTTTGGTAAATGCGCGGCGCGGCCTGCTTGCGGAAAAACTCCATCACGTCCGGCGCGTTGGCCTCGGCGTGGGCCTGCGCCTGTTCCTGGTCGGCGAACAGCTGCTTGCCGGACTGGTACGCCGTCGCGGCGGGCATGATGCCGCTGGCGCGGGCCGCCTGGCTTGCCGCCTGCCGCTGCTGGCTGGCGCTGATCAAGTCGTCCGGGGCGGGCGCGATGCTGCTGGTTTGCGCCGGCGCGCCGATGCCGGCGGCGCGGGTGGCCACCCGTTGCAGGCTCTCGCCTATCGCGTCGTTCACCGCCGGCGGCGGGGGCGCTTGCACGCTCATTTGCTCAGGCGCGCCCATCTGCACCGGGGCGGCCTGCCGGCCGATGAAGGCCTGACGCGCCGCCTTGGCCTCCTGCATGCCCTGCTCGCGCAGGTCATCCAGTTTCTGGTTATTCATCGCGCTCTTCATGGCCAAGCCCAGTTGCAGCCCTTGCGCCGCGCCGTTGAGCAGGCCCGCGCCGAAATGTCCCAGGTTCATCCAAGTGTCCTCATGGTTTGCAGAGCGCCGCGGCTAGGCCGTGACCTCGCGGTTGAATGCTTCCAGATGGCCGGAAACCGCCTGCTGGATCTGGTCCAGCCGCTGCTGATACAGCGCGTAATGCGCCGGGTGGCGCGCCTTCAGGTACTGCGCCCGGTTCTCGTCCCACCACGCAGAGCAGGTCATGCAATCCGGGGTGCTGCCCATGCTGGCGTAAAACGGTCCCGGCTGGATCTCCTGCGTGGCCAGGTAGGCGTCTACCTGCTCCTCGCTCCAGTCCTGGATCGGAAACAGATAGGTGAAGCCGTCCAGCACGTCGCCGTCGCGCAAGGGAGACTTGAGCGCGTCGGCGTTCTTCTGTCCCCTCGCCAGCAGGGTGATGCCATCGTCGCGCATGCGCTGGTGCAAGGGCTGCATCAGCACCCGCCAGCAGCAATCGTAGCGGCCCTGGATCAGCGCGCCGCCGCCTTGCCCCATGATGCCTATCGGCGTGGCGCTGGCCGGCACGATGTCGGAGGGGATGCCGTGCTGGCGGATGATGTCCGGCTGGCGTCCATCCACTTCCACGAAATGCGGCACCAGCGCCCTCACCTTGGCCATGATCTCCGCCACCTCGGGAAAGGCGTCGCCGCTGTTGAGCCAGTACACCGTCAGCTTGTCCCACCAGGGCCGCAGCAGGAACAGGCAGGCCAGCGAGTCGCGCCCGCCGGACACTTGCAGCGCGATGCGCGCGTGTTGCCGAATCAACGCTTCCATCAGTACGCCACCGCCCCGGCCATGGCCAGGCCGCCGATGCCCTGCCCCCACGCCGCGCCGTTGGCCGCTTCCGCCTGTTGCGCGGCATTGTAGGCCTGCACCTGAGTGCCGTACTGGTTGCCGTAAATGCTGCCGGCGGCGCTGTGGCCGCTGATCCCGCCCTGAAAACCCTGCGCCATGATGTTGTTGTTGCCGCTCCACGCCGCTTGCGCCGCGTTGATGTTGCCCACCGCCGAATTGCCGGCGTTCAGCCCCACTCCGTAGGACGCGGCGGCGGTGCCGGGCATGTTGCGGCCGAAACTGGCGGCGTCCTTGCGCAGCATCACCCCCATGGTCCGCACCTTGTCGCGGGCGCCGTTGGCGGCGGCAGCGGTCCCCAGCGCCTCGTCTATGGCGTCGCTGTTGCTGGCGGTCTGGTAACGCCCGGAAGTGGGCGCGACGCCCATCCGCGTCATAGCCCTGTCCTTGGCCGCCTTGCGCAGCGCTAATTGGGCGCTGGCCTCGGCAGTGGCTTCGCCGGCCGCCTGGCTTTGCTTCTCGGCGCTGTCGTAGTTGGCAGCCTCTTCCGCCATGCGCTTTTCCATCGGCTGGAAGGTGGACTTGTAGAATTCATCCGCCTCCCGCCCGCGCTGGTTGTTGGCGCGCATGGCATCCAGCTGGGCTTGCGTCACCTGGTTGCCCAGCGCGTCTATCGCGGCCTGGCGCTGGTTGCCGATGTTGAATTGCTCGCGGCTGAATTGCAGCCAGTCCTTGCCCAGCTGGGCGTTCATCATCGCCGCTTCGCCCATGCGCGGATCCGGCGCGGGTGCGCCGCCGCCGCCGCCACCCTTCTTGTGCAGTCGCCGGCCGCCGCCGGGCAGCCGTTCCGGGCCGCCGGGGTGCATCCCCGGCATGGTAGCAATCAGTTCGTCTAGCATCGGTACTCCTTGGGGATGAAGCGGCAGCGCCGGCGCAGCATGCCCAGCACCACGATGTCGTCGCCGGGCATCGCCTGCTCGCAATAGCCTTCCACTTCGAAGCCAAGATGCTGATCGAAGCGCAAGGCGCGCTGGTTTTTCGCCGGCACCAGCCCGGTGACGCGGCGCAGTCCGCATTGGATGAAGGGATAAGCGAAGACCTGGGCGAGAAAAGCGCGGGTGAGCCAGTGGCCTGACTCGTCGGAGGCGACGTGGATATTGCAATCGCACTCGCTGAAGCGCTCGTACACCACTGCCGCCAGCAAGCGGTCGTCAGCATCGCGCAGGCCGATCGCCCGCGGCGTCTGCCAGCTATCCACCGCGCAGCCGGTGCGCGCGGCCACCCAGGCGATGGCCGCCGTGTCGTCATGCACAATGCGCCGCGCCATGCTTACACCGTGATTTCGCCGTTCTTCTTGAAGTGCTGGTACAGCCGGTCATGCAGCATGAGCGACAGCGGCTTGTCCGCCTCGTCCTTGCCCGGCGGCGCGGCCAGCAGGGCGGAGCCGATGTCCGGCGGCAGGTAAAGCTGCTTGGCGGCCACCAGAGTGAACGCGCCGTTCTCCTGGCTGCCGATCGCATACTGGCAACTCACCTCGCCGGCGGAGCCGATCGAGACATTGGACAACGAGCCGAACAAGGGAGTGGTGATGGGTTTCATGGTAGTCATAGGTAACGCTCCTTTGGTATGGTTTGGTGTGGTTTGGTGCCAATAATGGTAGCATCAGCTAATCGAACCAGGCGGCGTCTATGGCCATCACGGTATAGCCGGTCAACGGCCCGGAATAGCGCTCCCGCATGCTGCTACCGGAATCCTCCATGCGATAGAACACATCCACGAACTCACCGCACAATTGGTTGCCCTGCATCTGCCATGAGTTGCGCGACATCCAGAAATGGCTGCTCTCGGTTGGATAGCGCCCGTTGAATATCTGCGAGCTGCGGAACGCCATCACGTTGGGCAAGATGAACGCCGGCTTGGCGAAGCTGATCGGCAGGGTGTTGTTGTCGCGGACATTGATATTGCCAACCAGCGAGCGGATGCGCAGATGGCGCGCGTTGCTGTTGAAGGTAAGCCGCCCTTGCTCGTTGAACAGTTGCAAACCATAGCCGCCATACGCCGGCGGCGGGTCGGTGGAAAACAGGTAATAGACGGGGAGCGCCGCGGCCATGCCCGGCGGCCTGGCGATGGTGAGGCTGGTGCCAGGGACATCGACATGGCCCTCGATGTAGCGGACGCCGCGCGGCTGCCATAGCGGCAGCTGCAAGAAGGCCAGGCAATTGGGCGGCAAGTCCACTTGGTATGTCGTCTGCTGCAGGCCGCCAAGGTTCACGTCGCGCAACACTCGCCCCATGCCCACGGTGCCGGAAAACCAGGGCGTGATCAGATTGCTGTCCAACAGCAGGTTGCCGCCGTTGTCGCGGGCTTGCAATCCGTGGCTCATTTGAACACCACCAGATAACGGGTAGACCCGGAAACTCGCCCTCCCCAGGCATAAGGGGAGAGCGTGATGCGCGGGAAGCCGCTGCTATAGTCGGCCTGCGCGCTGTGGTATCCGCTATTGACCATCAACAGCAGCGCCGTGCAGCCGGCCAGCTGCGGGAAGGCATACACCGCGGTCTGGTTCGGGGCGGCCGTTAGCACCTGACCGAACATAACCCCTTCGACATTGCTGTCTATCAGCGCCCGGCCGCTCCCGTCGAACACCTGCAAACCGTAGCTCATAGGTCCAGATTCCCGATCCGCACCCGCAACACGTTGTTCTGGTCGAACACCTTGATCACGTTGTCGGATATTTCGGTGCGGGCGCCGGATGTGGCCGTGCGCAAGGTGCCGATGCGAGCGCTGATCGCGTCCAGACTGCCCACCGCCATCTTGTCAGCCGTGATGCTGTTGCTGCGGATCATGCCGCCGCCGATCAGCGTCCCCACTCCGCCCGGCTCCCAGACGCTGGGCTCGGTCTGGTCTGCGCTCGCTTCGCCGAAGTACAGCCGGGTCAGGAACATCCAGCTATCTGCTTGGCCCGGTTTGGTGCCGTACTTGCGGAAAAGCGGCATCGCAGAGTGGGCGTTGGCAGGGGCGGCAGCCTTCGCCCAGGTTCGGTGATAACCAGTCAGACTGCGCCCTCCCCTGTTTGTCTCGTCGTTCGGGGTGCCATGAGTTTTGGAGATTTGATTGCCGTCGCGGTCCAGAAACAGGATAGCGGCGTCTAGCTTGCAACGGTGGGCGCCGGTATAGGCTGACACCTGATACCACTGCCCCGGCACCACCGGGAAGTGGCTTGGTGCGATGTCAATGATCGCGTCGGGGTCATTGTTGCCTTGGCGCAGGGCAAGGCAATTTCCGGCTATCGGCCGCCAATCGTCATTGGGGATGTTCAGCCCGAAATCGTAGGGCGTGGCGTTCCTGTTCCAATTTACACGCCAGTCGTCCAACGACACCGGCGCGGCGTTGCCCAGGAAATTGGACGACGTGCTGACGTTCACCATCATCGCGCTGATGGCGTCGGCGCTCAGGTGCTTCGCGCCCACGCTGCGCGCCTGCAAGTGCTCGCCGGTCAGCGTTCCCACCTGCACATGGCGGGCGCTGATGCTGTCGCTGGCGATGTGCTGGGCCTGCACCGCGTTGACGTCGATCTTGGCGGCCGTGATGGCGGCGGTGGCGATGCGGTCGGCGACCACGCTGCCGGCCACCAGTTTTTCCGTTGTCACCGAATTGGCCGCCAGCTTGTCCACCGTCACCGCGTTGGCCACCAGCTTGTCGGTGGTGATCGCGCCGTTCTGGATCAGCGTGCCGGGCAATACCTCCTCCAACCGCACGGACTGCACCGCCATGGTCTTGCCATCTGCCCCGCTGTTGCCGTAGTTGAGGATGACGCCCACCCGGCATTGTGTGGCGTTGGCGGGTATCGGCTTGCTGGTGCCGACGCCAAAGGTGCCGTCGTATTCCCGGAATTGCCCGTCGCCCGGCGGCGCCCCGTACCAAGGGTAGCCGGACCACGCCGCGCCCCAGCCATTGGACGGGATGTAGTTGCCGGCCTGATCGTAGAACAGCACCGCCAGATAAGCGCTCCGGTTGTTGCCTGGCCGGCTGTAGAAGTTACCGGTCAACCGGTAAGTGCGCCGGGCGTCTATCGGCGTCATTTGTTTTTCGCGCAGCCATACTTCGGCGTTGGCCGTTCCCACCGTGTTGTCAGGGTGGACGCAAGTCGGGTGGTTTGCCCCAGGGGAGAGCGCGCTCGCGCCGAAACGGACTACGCCGCCGCCGCGATTGTTGGTGATCTCCCAGGCCTCTGGGTCGGAAAAATAGGGGTCGCGGTTCAGGGCGCTGCCGGACGGCTGTATCAGTACCTGGTCGGCGGTGATGACAAAGCCGCTGGTAGTGCCGTCGTTGAATCCCTGGATGCCAGCCAGCTTCTGCCGCCCGTCCGGTGTTTTTGCGCCCAGCACCATACCGGCCTTGGCCATCAATTTGCCGTCGATGGTGGCGGTGGCCTGCTGCAACACGGTCACGGAGGCTTCCGCGCCGCCCACGCGCGCGGTCAGCGCGGTAACGTCCTTGGCGTCGGCTTTGTCCTTGACGTTGGTTTCCACGGTGGCGATGCGATCCATGGCAGCGGCCATGCTCTCTGCCAAAGCGGGTCGTCCCATGCTCCACGTCCCCGGCACCGTCGCGTCAGCAGTTGCGGCTTCCAACTGCGGCATGACGATGAATAGCCAGGAATCGGACCAGCGCGGGTCTGGCAAAGTCGCGTCGCGGCCTATCCGACACACCAGTTTCTTGCAGCCGTTCGGTATGGTCAAGGATGTGGAAACGCGCGCGAACGCTGAAAGCACCGAGCCTCCGCCCGGCCCATTCGGATTAACCCCCAAGACAGATTTTTCAAGCACATTGCCTGCATCATCCTGGGCCTGAAGCTCTACCCAGCCTTTGCAGCGATGGGTTCCCAGGTAGGCGGAAAGGATATATTTCTGCCCGATGGATGGACTGAGCGATTGCTGTAGAACCAATTGCTCATCGCCGATCGGCGGCGTGTTTTTTTGCTGTAGGAACCAGGTATTGGGGGACGTTTCTGCGGGTTGCAGGCACCATGCGCTGTAGTTCTTTCCACTAGCGAATACCAGCTTCCCCCCTTTGGTGGACACCACCCATCCGTCGGGTACGCCCGGCCGGGTGCTGACTGAGAAATCGGCGTTAAGCAACAAATTGCCCCCCGCTCCTACGGCTTGATCTGCGGTTACGGCCGCTTGCAACTGCTGCACGCTGCTGGCGGAGGCCTTGCCGTCCAGCCCGGCCAGGGCCTGATCGGCCTTGGTGTTGGCGGCGGCGAGGCTCTGGCCGACGTCGCCGGCGGGCGCGAGGCGGGCGGTCAGCTTGCCGATTTCCTGGGCGTTGGCGGCGTTGGTGGTGGTCAGGGTGGTGATCTGCTTCTCCACCGCGGCTTGGTTGGCGGCGACGGTGGCGCTTACGCCTTCGACGCTCAGACCGATGGCCTTGTCCGCGTCGGCCAGTACCCTCAGCTGGTTGTTGACGGCGGCCTGGTTGTTGCCGACGGTGGCGGCGAGGCCATCGACGCGGCCGGTCAGCGCCTTGTCGGCGTCGGCCAGGGCCGTGATCTGGCTGTCGGCGGCGGCCTTGTTGGCGCCCACGGCGGCGCTCACTTTTTCGATGCTCTGGCCGATGGCGCGGCCTTCTTCGCTCAGGGTTTTCAGCTGCTTCTCGACGGCGCTCTGGTTCGCGCCGACGGTGGATCGCAGCGCGGTCAAATCCTGCGCGCCGGCTTTGCCCTTCAGGTCGGTTTCCACGGTGGACAGACGCGACAGGGCGGCGTTGGCACTGTTGCGGGTGGCTCCACTCAACAGATCCGCGATCGTCGGCTCGTTGCCGTCGCACACTTCGAAGCGCGGCAGCGCGAACCACTGTTCTGCGCCTTCCTCGCCGTAATACTGATACGCCCGGTGAGTGCAAACCTTCGTGCCGGTGGTGAACTTGAAATCGTAATTGCTGGACAAGCGTGCGCCGGTCACGCCATCGAAGACGCCTGACAAGACGGGATTATTGCCCTGATAATCGCTGGGGTAGATATAACCGACAAACAAGTGCCAGCGCCCCATCGTCATTCTCTCCCGCGGGAAGCCGCCCAGGAAATACGGGTTGCTTTGTGGAATGCCGTCCGGGATGGTTGAGACATTCCGGGTGCCAAGATAGGCCTTGGCGTTGCCGCTGACGGGCTTGATCCACACGCTCAGACGATAGTTGCGCTGCTCGTCCACAGGTATATTGTCGTAGTCCCATCCGCCGTCGCCGTTTCCGCCTTTGCCAACGCCTCGCCATACCGGCATTTGTTCCCCATACGGTCCCTCCGCCAGGATGATCGAACTTTCGCCCTCATTGTTCTGTTGCGGCCGGTATCCGGGGATGGGCATCGACGCGCCCGGCCGCCAGCCGCTGGTATCAATCAGGTTGCGATTGGTTTGCGCCTGCAACTGCTGCACGCTGCTGGCGGAGGCCTTGCCGTCCAGCCCGGCCAGGGCCTGATCGGCCTTGGTGTTGGCGGCGGCGAGGCTCTGGCCGACGTCGCCGGCGGGCGCGA